CTCTGCCAACATCGTTTGCGTTAAGTGTAAGTTTTGCCTTATCCAACTCACCACGTGCAGCACCGTAACGGACAAGTGCATTGTACATTGCCTCTGTGAACTGTTCAATGTTGGTAACACCAGTACCGCTTTTGCCACGGGCGACAACTTCTGCACCGCTTTCACCTGCAACTGCGTACATTGTGCCTGCGCTTTCAAGAATACCGCCGTTTGCGTATGCGGTCGAACCACGCGCCCCTCCACCATTTATTCCGCCTTTATTAGCCGACGATATTGAATTGTTGATAGTCCCAAAAATGCCCGCAAGCACACCAGCTATACCAATGCCATATGCCACAGCCCCTTTTAAGCCAGCTTTAGCACCAGCAACTGCGACACCCACACCAACTAATACAGCAATTATGCCTTGCAATACTTTTACAATAGTTGGCGCTTCGCTTTTGATTAAAACAATAGTACCGGCAATTGCAGCGACTATGGCAGACCCCCATAGAACGATTGTCCCAATATTTGCTTTCAATACTGTTCCCAAAGCCTTGAATTTTTCTATTAAAGGTTTTAAGTCTACGGTTTTAATGGTCGCACTTAATTTTGCAAAAGACAATGCCATATCTAAGCCTTTAATAAGAAGAAATGCATCTACAAAGGTTTTTATTGTTGCAATTGTCTTGAAAATATCAGTGTTCAAATCATCGAACGTCTTACCTTGACTTTCCGCAAATTCCGACAACCCCTCTTTTGTCATTTCAACGGTCTTCAGATATTTGGAAGCGTCAAAATCGAACGGGGAAGAGGTTTTATTCCCAAGCGTAGTAAACTTATCAAAAGATAGCAACACGCCTTGTGCCTCCGAGGCTGTTTTTGCATAATCTTTCATTGCTTCCGTGTTTACAAGCGTTACCTCTTTCGCCCCGCGCAATTTAGCTATAATAATAGCAAAACTATTTGCGAAATCTACAATCTTATAAGCAAGTTTGGTTAACAGCGGTTCCAACAGCATGAGCGGTTGGTATAAAGCTACCGATAATGATGCCTTTAGTAAATCTGCGTTTTTTGCCAAGTTCGACATAGACTGGTTGAATGCTTCGCTTTGCTTTGCAATTTCAGCGAAACCTTCTTTCAACCCAGATGTCATTGTGCGAATAAGTGTTGAAGCAATATTATAAGTTATAATACGTTTTATGTTCTTAAAAAAGCCAACATACTTATCTAAACGTTTTTGCAGTTCGTCATACAAACTGATTGAATTTTTTAAGTTGTTTTGCTCTTTTTCTTGATTTTTTATAAAATCAGTTTGCGATTTTTGTTGTTGCGGATCGGAGATAGGAACACCTTGCCCTTTCCCCGCAACTTGTACGCTTTCCTGCCGTATTTGCGAAGTGCTTTTTTTCGCTAAGTTTGTTGCATTCTTAAAGCTTGTGGACTTAAGAATTGACGCCATAGCTTGCAAGCCCACTTCTGCCTTTTTAATTTCTTTTACGAACGGCTTAATAGCCTCAGTCATTGCCATAAATTTAGTCGTAAATAACTGTGTATCAAAGCCTTGAACCTTAGCCGTGCCTTGTAGTGCATTACGTAAGCGCTTTAATGCTGACGTAAACGCCTTTATTTTTTGGTCGGCGGAACCGCCCTCAGTTGTGTCTTGCACGCCATATTCAAGTATAAGTTTGTCAATGGTTTGTCCCGCCATAATTGTTATCGCTCCTTATGTTTTGACAAAATCTGTCTGTATCTTTCAAAAACACGACGTCCTAATTCTTCTTTGCTTAAATTCTCTTCCTCGAAAGTCGGCATAGGAGGATATTCGGGCGGTTTCTTATCGCTGAATGATATTGCACTAACAATAGCCATCCTAAAATAATTGCCTTGCAACCAAATATCCTGTATAGCCGTCTGCCGTTTCCTTTTGTAAACGCGAAAGTAAAACTGCAATGATTTAGGGTCAAGTTCCCAAAACTTATCTTCGGGGAAGTCTATAAGCAAAGCGTAAAACAAGAATTCTTCACGCAACCACTCTTCGATTGTCGCATACTCGGACAGTCGTTTGCCGTGGTTGATATTCTGTTCGGCGTCGTCAAGACCAAGATTTACGCTTTCTTGGTCGTTTGGTTGAAAAAACTTCCTTTTGCAAACATTTCGATAATGGGCGACAGATCTTCAAGCGTGCCGCCGTTGTCAAAATGTGCCTCCAATTCGTCTGCCGCTTTTTCGGGAGTAGTACCCATAATGTAAGCGGCGAGGTAAGGAAGTATTTCGTAAGGCTGGTCTTCAAACTGTTCGAGCATTTTCGGGGTCATCCCAAGTCTGCCGAGTTCGCGCATAGCCTTAAATCCAATGTTTTTAGTGCAATATTCTTTTCCGTTGATAGTTACTGTCATATTTTTCTCCTCTTAATGTTTGTTAATCCGTAATACGTTTTTTAGTGGTTCCCATATCGAGTTTGCCTGCCGTAGGTTCACTTTCAGGTGCAACGTACAAGTCAAAATCAATACCCGAATTTGCTTCGGTGGACGGTAAGCCACGTTCAAGCGGTCTTCCACGGAAGAACAACGCATTATCAAAAGTCGGGGTAGTGCTACTGGGGTCTTTGACGGCAATAACAAACCACATCGCTTTTGTCGTGGAATTTTTATATGTTGCGACAGCAGTATCCCAAGCCGTGATTATCTCTTTGCCGTATCTTGCGCCAAAAGATATGTTATCAGGCATTTCACGAAGCAACGTAACTTTTGCCGTGTAAACAGTTTCATCAAACGAGGTCGCGTCAGCAGTACTCGGCGCAATGTTGAAGTCAGGCGTAGAGTACAAACCAGGCAGAGCTGTGAATGTAGTGGACGTAGTGACATCATCAATGGTGTTGGTGGTTACCGTGGTTAAAGCCGCATAGCCTACATACAGCCCTATGGAAGTAAGAGGTACATTAGCCATAATATTTTTCTCCTATAAAAAATTTGTGTCATTATGCCGACACATAAGGCAGTTTCAATTCTACATTGTATCGCAACGCGACAGTGTATGATTTTGAGCCGTCAAAAAATGTGTACGGCGTTGTCCTCATTACTTTTCGCATCGACACAACTTTATCCGAATTTTTTTTGTAGTTGGTTAAAAAGTCTTCACAACAGTCTGCAATGACCATTGTATTCTTTATAGCCGTGTTTTCGCTTGTCTTTGCCCCGTAAAGAGTAATTTGCAAATCAATAGATGTGCTAACAACATCATTGTAATCCTCTAAATTATCGTTGTCGCCCAATATTTGCACTACATAGTAAGACTTCGTTTCTGGAATTACACCATGCTGAAAAGCATAGTAGCCTTTCGGTTTTTCTGTAAGTCTTGGCGTAGCAATAAATTGTGCGTCGATATATTTAATTAAATCGTCAATGAAATCTGTCATTATTCACCTCTATTAAGGTCAATTACAAGCTGCTCTTTTATATACTCTTTTATGTTTTCTCCGGCATGATACATAGGCGCTTTTGCAGCATAACCTTGAAAAAATCTGTATAGTGGTTTTGTGCCTTTGTCTAACCGCAAAATCCAACCACGCTTTCCGCTTTTTGTGGTAATTTTTTTGTTAGACGGATAATGGTACATCCACGCACCTGTCAGAGGAACTCCTTTTTTCGGTAACTCCCCAGGATACGTTCCTTTGCCCTTTTCGCCAATACCAAACTCCATATACGCGACATGTGGCTTTTCACTTATGTCTTGTGCAATGATTTGGACATTCTTTGTGGTTTGTTTTGTATAGACTGAAGCACTACCTTGCCATTGTTCCAAGACAAGCTGTTTGCCTTCTTCCGCAATATTATCCAGCATAGCGCGTTTAGTATCTTTTGGATTAGCGTTATTAACTTTTGTTAAAAACCTATCAAGGTCGTTATGCACCCAACGCATAGATGGAAGCCGTCCTTTTGAGAATAAGTCTAATGCGGAAATTGCCGTTATCTACAAAGTCAACACTGTAGTTCGCGTTCTGCCCGTAGTATTCTTCTTCATCGCTTGGTTTCGCACCGTTAATATAGAAAAGGTCACCTTCGGAAAACACGCCCGCCCACTTAGCGTAAGGTTGTGCAACACATGATGCGTAGCGTTCAGTATATTCACCGACTTCCGCAGTATTCCAGTCACCAGAACGGTCTACAACGGTAAAATATCCAAGCCTTGTCGTAATTTCAACAGGCTCAGAATAAGCATCGTTATCTATCCGTTTGCAATACCATATTTTTTCGCCTATTCTCATTTCGGCACCGCTCCTCGTGGCATAAGCATAGCGATTAGACCGTTATCAATGCCACTGCTTGAAAACTCAAACGAAAGATTGTTTTCGCTGTATCTTTTTACGCCTCTCGGTACACCTGCACGGTCGCAAATGTCTGCCATACGTGCGGACAACCAATGTAAAACAATAAAATCGTATATAAGTTCGTCGGGTGTCGGACGATTGATATCGCACGGGTATTTTATGAGCAAATAATCGCCTAATGCAATGTTGAATACTTCATCGGCTTGTGTTTCGCTTAGTCCGTATTGTTTTGCTGTTTGACACTTTATTTGCTGTACTTGTGCTTGTTCTTTGCTTGTCATTATGTTCGTCCTCCAACCCTAAAAAAGGAAAGGACTTTTGGCTTTCATCTACGCTTTCAATATCAATGTACGGGCGAAAAACGTTCAGTTCTTCTTCGTTAACACACATTTCTATTCTCTGCCGTGGCTTAAAATACATACCTCGTATTATAAGCGTGCATTTTGCATATCCTTTTAAGTCAAAAGTCCTTGTAATCATTTACGCGTTTACCTTGCAGATATAGATCTGCTTTACGTCATGCGGTACGGGAAGTCCCAAGCCGCTTGCTTTGGTGAATATGCCGACAGGATCGCCGGAAGCTACATACTGATAAATCGAAACATAGCCCTGCGAATACTGCGCAAGTCCAGCATCTTCTTCGGGCGTGGAAGTCATAAAGGTCTTACCAACTTCGCCGCGAGTAGCAAGGAAACAAATTGCATCTTCGCTGAAGAAATTCTTTTCAGTGGTTTCTTTTGCTCCGATTTTGTAAGTGCCGTCATATACAACGAATTCGATGCCGAAATAGTTCTGGATATAACTCTTTGCAAAATCTTCGGTCACATAAACGCCCTGATTGGAAGCGATGGAACCAAGCTTGGTATTGTTAAGAATATAGCCCATAACTTTGCTGGTGCAAATAGCGCGGACAATTCTGCCCTTGCCTGCCTGTTTAATCTTTGCGAGATCGCCGAGAATATCATGGCTTGCAGTAGCCCAATCCTTAACTACGATATGGTTCTCTTCGGGGAGATGATAATCGATAGTAAGGTTGAGGTTGTTTTCCTTTACGGTAACCTGTCCGCTGGAAAGCAGTTCGCACGCCATAACCTCGAAACGAGTAAGCACACGAGAAATCAGGTTTGCCGCGTCGTTGTATACGGCTTCGATAATCGCACGCTCTTCTTTCGACATGCCCATATCGCGGATTTTCTTGCGCAGAGCTTCACCCTGGTCAAGTTTTTCCTTGACAAGCAGCATCTCGAAGTTGATTTCCTTGAAATCGGGTCTGTCGCCAATTTTAGCTTCAGTATCCAAAGCATGGACAAGTGCCATTACCGGTACATCAGCGCCCTTTACGAAGTCTGCAATTGCAAGCTTCATATTTTCCGTTTTGAACATCGGGAACAGTTTAAGTCCCAAGAATTCTTTGGTAGCACGGAGATAATCAAAATCTTCGCTTATTTCTACCCAAGTTTTGCCGTTAAGCATTCCTACGTAATCCATAGTTCACCTCCATTAAGCCAAAGCCGTAACGGTTACAGAAGCCAAACCGCTCGACTTGTGGTTGATATTGTCGCCTACTGCCTGCACATAGTAAGTGCCGGTTGCCGTTGCAGTGTAAGTGACTGCAGTCTGTTCGACAAGGACTTTCTTATCTTTGTCATATACTCTGTAGCCAACAGCATCGGTAACTGCCGCCCAAGCAACAGCCGCTTTGGTTGCCGAAGGAGCGGGGGTGGTAAGTGCGGGAAGTCCGCCATCGCCGAATGCAGGACGAGTGGTCGTACCCTCTGTAATGGGGAACAGTCCGGTCTTAGCAAAATTGTTAACCTGTGCAGAAGCAGTAGAGGGCAATTTCGCATCGATGTAATATCCGCCTACCATAAGCGAACCTTGTTTTGCACCGTCGGTAATATCGACATCTTTGAAAAGCAGTCCATAATAAGGCGTGGTGAAAATCGTTCCAGCCTTAACAATGGTTCTGCCATCTTCTACGACGTGAGTTGCCGAAGTCGGTACGGTAATGGTTTTTGTAACAAGACCCACTTCACTACCAAGGAAGTTCGGTCTCTCTCTGTACACTTTTTCCATAGTTGTACTCTCCTATTAAAATTTTTTTGATTTAGAGTTCGACTATATCCGAGTTATCATTTTTCGCCTTTTTGGCTTGGAAGCGCTTGAAATCGCTCTCGGTGGCAGTCGTGCCTGCTCCCATTCTTTTGGATTGTTCAGCTTGTTTTATGCCGTTTGCCTTAAAAGACTTCTCTTGTTCCAAAAGCCGCGCTTTTATGATTTCGGCAAATGGCTTAATAAGCTCAATCGGGCAATTGGCGTTAAGCAAAACATCGCTTTCTTCGTTAGTGAAACCGTTCGCAAGACTTTCGTTTTTCGCTTTATAACGCGCTATCTCCTTGTCGGCAGCTTCCTTGCCTGCTTTAAGCGTTTCAAATTCAGCTTTTAAGCGTTCGATTTCCGGCAATTCTTCCATTGCTTTTTTCTTGCTCTCAGCCTCTTTGCGCTTATATTCGGCATTTTCGCTGTTGGTCTTGGAGATCGCATTTTTAAGTCTTTCGTTCTCCGCTTTCATCTGTGCAATCACTTCTGCATAGTTGTCGTTGGGTTGGGCTGCATTACCATATGCCCCCGTTCCCGTAACAGCCGTGGTTGCGGTCATTTCTGTGTTTTCCATAACACCCTCCTTGTGCATTTTTCCGACTTCCTTGTCGTTTGCGATTTTCGACTTCCCTGTCGTATTTTATAATCACTCTTGCGAGATAATTACGCCGTCAGCATCAGCGGTTGTCGTTTCAACCACGTTCTCTTTCGCTTTGATTTCTTCGTCCTTTCTATCCCAGTCATCGGCGACTGTATCAATATCGTTAAATAACTGTGCCGCTTTGAGAATATGTTTTTTAGGCATATTTGAGTTGTACAGTTCGCGTATGCTTTGTGCCTTTACAAGCAGATTATCATTCTTGTTAATATTGTACTTGATATCAATTTGGCTCGCATACAATTCATTAACGGGACAGCTTGGCACGGTACGGCATATCATAAGCATCTTTTTCAAGATTGTATAATCGCCGCGCAAAAGCGTTCTTATGTCATTGTTAATAAGCGTGTAGGCATTCTCCCAGCCCCCGCCTAAACGACGTGCATCGCCGGTATCCCCGCCGCTCGTTACTTGTCCGCTTGCAAGAGGTACCCCAGCGATATCGTACATTTTGCTGATACGCTGTTCGTAATATTGGTCAAGCCCGTCAAACGGAATTTCTACTTTAAGAGTAGTTAAGTCCGGCTGTGCCGATACCCCACCTTGTGCGGCAGGTAATATAATGGCGCCCGCAGCTATCATATCACGGATTTCGTCGGCTTTCAATTCTACACCCTTAAAAACAAAAATGACATTGGAATTTTGAACAACCATATCCGCAATGTTTGAAAGCAACATGTTGACAAGGTTAAACAAAGACCTATTAAGCTCAACCATTCCTATGCGCGATGAATTTATAGAATGTTCTGTAATCGGCAAATAATGTAACGTCTTATCCGGCAAATCAAGCTTGTGGACGTCTTCAATATTCCGATAATTATTGTCACTTCCGCATTCAAAGTAAGCGTATTGAGTTTCAATCGATATGAGTTTCTTTATATCGACACTATCCGTTCCAACGTCTTGGTCAATTACCGACACACTGAACAGCGGCTCTTTCTTTTTGCCACTTGAATAAACAACAAAATTATCAACCGGCGACAAAACTTCGTATTCAAAGGGGGCTTCTGTTTCTATATTATACCCATCTTCGACCCCGGCGTATCTTAATAAAGGTTGCCCGTCAATCCCTACGTTTTTAGTTGGGAGAATTATGTCCGTGCGAGGAGCAACATAATCGACACCAATGCCAGTCGCGTATATCCATTCTTTCAAATCCTTGTCTTTCGAGAAAAAGTCAACATCCGTGAAGTATCTGCCAAGATAGGTCAAATCATCACTTTTGACGTCGCTTTTATGCGTATACTCACGAGTATCTCCAGTTAAAAAACCGACCTTGAATTGCACTTGTCTGAACGCGTGATTTTCAGTTATTTTATTGTTATTATATTCGTCCTTGTTATAAGGGCGCGTCTTGGTGTCAATATCTTGGTCACCTTTCATATAATCCCAAAAATACTGTATTTTTTTTGCGTTGTCGGAGTGCGTAGCAAAAATACGACCCATATATTTTTTAAGTATATCCAAGCCGTAACCGCTTTCAGGCGCGAAGTCGCTCGCCTCATACGGTATTTCTATCCGTTTTATTCCCTTGTATGACATTTTCGGTATATCCACGGTAAAATCTCCTTTTTCACCTATATAAAACCACAAAAAATCTGTTTTGTCAAGTGTTTTCGTTAAATTCTTATAATTTTTACCTTTTTACTGTCATTTTTTTGCCCGACAAAATGTTTAATGTACATACATTCTTCGTCAATGCTATCGTCGTATTCGAGTTTTTGAGTGTAATCATACGATGTTAAGTATGTCATAAACTTACCCATTGCGCTTGACTGAGCAAACATTCCAAAACATGGGTAGACCATTACACGCTTAAAATAAGCCTCGTTTGCATATACAATCTCTTTCATTTTATCTTCTTTATTTTGCGTTGTATAAAACTCTTCTATTTCGCAAAAATCTGCGCCGGCTTTTGCCAATTTCGCTCTAAGCAAATTCCCCAATGATGTATCCGTATTATTTTCAACGGCAAGCCTGACAATGTGATGGTCAAGAACCTTTCTTACTATCTTGTCGTAAACGTCTTGCATTATAGTCAGTTCAAATATACAATCCACTAAATAGTGCTTCTCGATAACAACGCCATACTCATTCTCTTCTTTCCTTACTCTGTGGATCCCCAACGTTACGTAGTTTTTACCGCTTCTTGCCGGGTCAAGGCACGCCAATGAATATCCGGACAGCCCTGCCGGTAATTCTGAATATGTTTGCAGTTTATCGTAAGCCAACGGTGTTGTATCAGGATTTTGCGGGTTTTGTTGATACATTGCCTCAAACGTCTTATCATTGATAGCCCGCTTAGCCTCAAAGTGTTGAAGAGAAAATCTCAACGGGAAAGTTGACCTGTAGCTATCCATATCAATTGCCGGAACCTTTATAAACACGCAATCGCCTTTTTCGTTTTTATAGGCGTACTTGAATATGTTCGTCCTAATAATCGTCCCACCACTATAATGCCGTATAAGCGTTGAAACAATGTCGTTAATATTATAAGCGGTGCCGCCAACAACAATATAGAAATCATTTTCGTCATAATTACGGGTAGACCACTGGTTCCAATACATTTCAATATCAAACTGGTGTTGCTTAAGGTTAAGCATGTCTTTTGACCTGCAAATATCATCCAAAAACAGATACCTTGCTCTCACGCCATCGACAGGAGTATCTTTCGACACCACCCTGACATTCACAGGCTTATTACTATCCGTTAACGTAATATAGCCTTCCTTGTTCCGGCAAACAGAGAACATATCCATCGGATTTGCCCCGTCCTCAAAGTATTTAGCGTATAACGGGAACACTTTCCCAAAAAACGGTTTTTGCATGACGTCAACTATTGTTTTCGTGTTGTTGGTCACCAAAGACGGGTTTCCGACTACCTTTAAGACATCGTTGTTCGGGTCTATTCCCAAAACCCACGCTATCGCCAATGCATCGCTTATAGATTTTCCGTAACCAACCGGGTATTGTTTACTAATAAAACGCACATTCTTTTTTATGACCATCTGCGTAAAGTAGTAAGCAAACGGGCTTGTCACGCCTGTGTACTTATTGTCGTTGTATGGGTCAATAGTATTGGCAAACACCTTTCGCGTTTCCGGAAGATCCCTTTCCCACAACAAACAGAATGTTTCTAAGTTTCTGAACGCCACTAAGTATTCCAACTCTTCATACACGTTTATGTATTCCGAAATGTACCCTTTCAGTTGTTCCTTTTCCTCGTCATCAACTCTTCTAAGCGCAGTGGTAAGCGATTTTATTTTGTCCTTGCATATCTTGAAATCATACCGCATTATCTGCCCAATAAGCTTTACAATTTCCTCTTCCATCCCGTTAGGCGCAAAATATTCGTGTATCTGCTTTTTGAACAATCCGGCTCTCATCCCCAACAAATCCAACACCGTCGCGTCGTCATTGTAGCATTTCTGTATAAGCCGAACCTTGTCCAGCAAATCCCCGCTGCGCTCTATCGCCTCTTCATAGCTTTTCCCTTTCATCCTCACTCTCCGTCTTTATCCTATACTTTCTACGCAATAACGGCACCGAAAACTCTATAAGCTTTACCACCGGCACCCCCTTTATCGCTTTTATCCTATTCAATTCCCGCCACGTTTCTTCATTAACCGGGATCGCCTTCATTTTTTTCTTTTCCATATCTCTCTCCTCTTTGCTTTTTTATATTATACTATAACTTTTTACTTTTGTCAAGTGTTAATAAGAGAAAAAACCCCGTACGGTTAAGCACGGGGAAAACGAAGAAATCTGCACTTTTCCCTTTTCGCCCCCAAGATTTACCCTGAGGGCGCGGTGAGGGGGAAAATATGCAAAGGGAATTAACCCTACACCACTATTATACAAGCTCTTTCCGCTTTTGTCAACTATTTTTGCAACATTTATTACACCAATTTTTGCGATACACCCTCCACAACATTACCAAAATCACATCCTACAAATATCACTTTTGTCCATATTTTTAAGCCCCAATGTTCGTTTTGTCCATCACCGCAAATGCCAATATTTGGGAATTTAAACCCCCGCCACGCCACTTTTTATTTCTCTCTATTGCTTTTTCACTACCCATCTCCTATTCCTGTAGCTCTATCTCCAGATTACTAATCCCATAGCTTATCATATCCCTCTTGCTATTCATAACTACAGCACAGTCCCTCTTATTAACTCTCAAGACTTCTACTATCTACCCAATCCCCCATCCCCCCTTTCCCTTTGTTTTGTATTGCCTATTTATCTTGCTATTATTGCTTATTTCTTGTGCTATTTGGTATATCCCCAGCTATAGTACTATAATATTTCTCTTGGCTTAGTGTAATTATTTTTTTTGTGTATATTCTTGGGAGTATACTATGAGAATTTTTTTGTGTATTTTTTGAGAGAGTAATAGCATAGTACCCAAAAATGCAAAAAATAGGGGCGGGCGGGCATAAAAAACGCACCCACAACCACAGCCACGAACAGCAGTGCCCAAATAACGCCGAAAAATAGCCCTAATTTCAGCGTAATATCTTTGGTAGGGTAAATTCACATTTGAAATATTAAAACGAAATACGGGGCAAATTTAAGCGTTTTAAGGGCATACGGGGAAAGGCAGACAACGGAGCGGGCGGCAAAACGTATTGCATAATATATATTATATATCATTACACGCACGAATAAATAATAATTACGCTTGTATAAATAACAAGACGATTTACGACCAAATTGAACACGCGCATATATCTATATTTACACGCTATTATTATATCATTACAAGCGTATAAGAAATCTTTACGCCAATATTTGAGAAATTAACCGCGGGGGGGGGTATTTCATAAGCTTGCCAAGATTTACAGGCGTATAGCTTTATAATCTACCGCAAACAATACGCACACGACGGAGCGGGCAACTTTTACAAATGCCAATATTTGAGAAAATGCCAATATTTGGGAAACATACACCGCCGGCAAAATGTTCGTTTTGTCCATCTTTTTAGATATCAATTTTATCTATATTTTTATCGATAAATCCATATCAATAAGAACAACCAATATATGCAAGACGCACAGAAAAAGCACGCGGAACTATGCAGGGCGCACAGCGGAAAACCAAAAAACAAAAAATCTTAAAAAATCTTAAAAAATCATACAAAAACGCTTGACAAGCGGGGGAAGGTGTGATATAATGAAGGTGAGCTTGAAAGGAAACGCGAGGCGCGGCAAGCTTAAAAACAAAAAAACGGAGAAAACAAAAATGAAAAAATTAAACGAAATCAGAGAAGAAAGACAGGCGAACGCGGCAAGGGTCGCAGAGCTTAACGAAAAAATTGACAGAGCAGTGAACAGCTGGCGGACGAAGGAGCCGTTTCCGGAAGACTTCGCGGCGTTGGGCGCCGAACTCGCGACGGCAAAGAAAATCGGGGCGATTTTGAAAAACAATTATAACAACCGACTCGCGGCGGAGGTGCTGCCGGCGTTGGTGGAAATCCTGAAAAAATACAACGGCAAGAAGTACGGCGAAAAGACGAAGGAAAAGATGGGCGAAGAGTTCAAAGCGATGACGGGTTGCGGCATTTGGTTAGAGCGTTATGTGTTCTCGCAAAAAAGCAATCACGCCCATATATACGAGATGCGCGACGGATACAGACACGGCGAAGAAATCGAGTTTTTCACAAATTCAAATAACATCATCAGCGAAGACAACGTTATACAGGCGCAACCGGCGGAAGCTTTCAGACTTTACGACTTCGGCGAATATATCGAAACACCGGCGGAAAGGGTCGCACAGCTTGCGGAAAAGAAAAAAGAGCTTGACGAGATGCGGGCGGCGTTCAATAAAGCGGTAGACGCTTACAACGCTTTGACCGTCAACGGCATTGACCACGAAAAAAGAGCATAAAGGAGGGCAAAACAATGAAATTTTACAAAACTTCTAACGGGCTGGAACTTCTGACAGACTGGGCGGGCGATTGCCACGACTGCAAAACGTACAACAAGAACCAACAGAGAGCAAGAGAGGCGGCGGGGAAGCTTTTACATTCCGGCAATTTGATTTTTGAACACGGAAACACCCCGCGCAATTCTTCCGAATTTGTGGCGAATATGCCTTACACCTCGGCAAGCGACTTTGCGGCGTTGTGGGCGACTTGTGCATATTGTGCCTATCAGATTAAAAACAGACAAACGAAGCTTTATTTGGTGGGTATTGCGTTAACCGATGCCCAGGCGGTCAGCGTGTGGAGAGATTGCGAAAGCAATTATATTTTTGAAATTGTCGGCGAAGAACCGAAGGCGCAGCCGATTATATTAAACACAGATAGCGACATCGCAAGCGTGGCGGTTGACTGCGGAAACGGCAATATTATTACTTACGAAAAAGCAAACGGAGCGGACGGGGACACCAGCGTTATAATTTTCGCAAGCTACGACGCATATATTAAATATTGCGCACGTCGAAATATTGACACTTTGCACGACGTGAAAAACATTGCAACGGCGAGATTTAACGGGGCGAATATATGCCAATCTGATTGTGCCGGGCTGCACGGTGAAAAAGAGATCCCGGACGCCGAAAAGGTTTACACGCTTTCGGGCAGATTTGCTATAAAAGCTAAAGATGATGCCGTATATTTTGTAAAAATTGAGGAGTAAAAAATGGTTGAAAACGTTTACAACGGCGAAGACATAGCCGAATTTTTAACCGGCTGCGGGTGCGGGTGCGAGTTTCGCGCTCGTACCTTTTCGCCCTCTTCGGTTGTGTATTTCTTTGATTTAATAAACCCAATGACCACGGCGGCAAAAATGCGGGCGGCGGTTCGGGCGGTCGCCTTAACAATTCACAAAACGGCGATTTTAACAGATGGCGGGAAGTATAACTTTGCCATCGCGATCCCACGCGAAAACCGAAGCTTCCCCACCTTTTACGACGTAGCAAACACCGGGCAGACATCCCCAAAAGATGGAGATATAACCTTCGGGATAAAAGAGGACGGGGAAAGGCTTACGGCAAACATCAACAGCCTTCCGCACCTGCTTATCAGCGGAGCGAGCGGCAGCGGCAAAAGCGTTTTTATGCATTCGGTCATTGCGTCGCTTTCGTGTTTCTCTGCCCCTTATAAATGCGATTTTGTGATGATTGACATGAAAGGCACGGAGCTGACACCCTGGCACAATTCCCGCCGGCTTATTCGTCCAGTGATAACGAACGCACGCGAGGCAGTCCAAGCCCTTGGCGACGTCGAAGCAACAATGAACAATCGATATAAAAAGCTCATAGCCCGCGGAAAAATTGACAACTCGGCGGGCGATTTCCCCCGGCTGGTGGTTTTCGTCGACGAACTGGCAGATCTCATGCTTTACAAGAAAAAGGAAGCAACAAGGTTTTTAACCAGCATAGCACAAAAAGGCAGGGCGGCGGGGGTTCATTTGATACTCGCAACGCAGCGCCCCTCGGTGGATGTTGTAACGGGACTAATTAAAGCGAACATTGCGGCGCGCGCAGTTTTCTCCACTACTTCCGCAATCGATAGCATGGTAATGCTCGGACACAAAGGAGCGGAACAGCTCAAAGGCAAGGGCGATAGCCTGGTGAAACTCCCCAACGGTACCGAATACCACGTACAGGCACCAAATTTTACGGCGCAAATGATATACAACGTCACCCACCCGCGCCGAACACTCCCGGACATTTTCAACTAATACACATACCAAAAAAAGGCGGTTTCGAAATTGCGTGCCGTCTTTTCTTTTATGGTGCTGTTTTAACGCTGTTTTTGTGGGCTAATTTCGCCGTGCTACTCGTCGCCGTGTAAATTCTTGTTTTAATGCTTTCGTACAGCACAGGGCAAATTTAAACCATTTTTCGCGGTCGGGTTTTGGCGGGCTATTTTCGTTTAATCCCTCTGTTGGCGCCTTTTCTTCTCGTAAGTTTTAGCAATATCTCGGAAATCTTCGCGAGTTGCGTGTATTTCCACGGTATAAAAACAAGTCTGACACCGTGGGCAAAAGTGTTTGCGCCCTACTTTATTAACCGTGTTGCGGCTTTCTATAACGTGGCTTTCGGAACCACATAACGGGCATATCATTTGTGCGTCTCCTTCTTGTTGTCAAGTTTAATGTCGATACGGATTAACGGTTTCACTTGGTCAATCCTATACACGAGAATATTGTCACGTGCAATTTTTTTGGTAAAGCCGGACGATACCGCTTCGATGGCTTGCATTAACCATTTTTCGTCAAAGTTAGTCATTTAGTTTTATCTCCTCGGCGCAATACTCTACGCCTAAAAAATCAAGTTGCGCGATCCGGCGGTCATACAGCCATTTTATAGCTTGTTGGCGCCCGTATTCCGTAAATGGGAAATAACAAGTTTCGCCGCAACAAAAAGCACGCAAAAAATGCGGCTCGTTGATTGAGTATACTTCAATGGCGAAGTTGTAAGATATATCGCCGTACCGATGATATGGTTTCAAGTCCGATAACGGCGGAATGTTAATCGATTTTATTTTCATTTATTTTCAGTCCTTGTTGGTCAAGTATAACACAATCACCCACTGTTGGCAAATAGTCCAATTCGTAAGCCCATAGTTCTTCTTGCGTAAGTTGGCGGTCGTAAATTAGTATGTCGTAATATTTGCCAGTTGGGTCATCTAAACGCAAGATAAACCCATTGGGTTGGCATCCTATCGAACAACCACGCAAACGCATACCGTAAAAATATTTCATGTTGTCTCCTTTTTTCTCCCATAGCAGAGGGCGGTCTGCCTAATTTACGGAGAAATAAATGCAGTCTTTAGAACAGATCTATATGCAATCACGCCGCCCCGTGTTTACATCGTTATTGAGTTAAAGCTTCACGTAAACGTTTCAGCTCGGCTGCCGTCGCCTTTAAGCGGCTATATTGTCTATGCCCCTCATAACACGTGTTGCTGCTTATTGACTTAAAACAGCACATAGTCAACCGATAATTACATTCAATGCAATTCCTGAAACAATATTTTTTTCTGCTTGGTTTATCCATTTAGTTTTTTCCTGTCGTTGCCGCGTTGTTTTTTTACATATTCAACGCCATTTATTGTTATTTCATCAGGTAATGTGCAAATCGTAAACTTGGGTATTATACAATCATTAACCCACTTGTCTTCATAAAAACAACTTGAGCCAACACAATCGCCGTTGCTATCCGCATATGAACAAGGAAGCCCTATTTTTTTGCAAATATAATTCATAAATTACTCTCTCCACCAATCGTATATTTCGACAAAAGCCTGTTGGTTTTCATCATAGCCTACAACAATTTCACCGCTATATTTTGTCAAAACCATAAGCTCCTCAATTTTTTGTATGTCGGCATAAAAGGCACAGCCTTCCGCCGTTTCGTTTACGGAATATTTCAAACCACTGTCACAAAGATAGTTTATGATTGTCTGCCGCGCTTGAGAAGGCTTTGCGCCATTATATTGGGAGGAATTCACTCTAAAAAGCATTTATTAGTACCCTTTTAGCTGTTCGGCGACTGTCATAAGTAAAGTTTTTTTTGAGAGAGTATCCGTATCGTCGTAGTATGCAAACGCACTTTCAATCTTCATAGCAAAATCTTTGACCGCGTTCTTTTGCACCGTTTTTACAAAATCACAAATCGCCCCTGCTTCTTTTTCAAGTTTTAACTCGGCTATCTTTGTTTCTAATTCTACCCCCTTTTTATGCCACGCCTTGCGTTCTTCGGCAAAAGCATCCGTGTTTGCGGTTTGTTTATATCGGAAGCCTGCGTCGTAATAGGCTTCGGCTTCTCCCCTGACGAAACGCATATGTTCGGGATTTGCGCACTCTTCTTGTGTCATTTCAAAACAGTGTTGGCATATGACCTTTTGCAATTCGTTTATTTGTTGTTCTCTGTCCATTATATCACTCCTATTGTTGTCAAATGTATTATTACACATGTCGCAGTCAGCAACAAGCAAATCACAGTCAATGACAATGTTTTTTTCCACGTTTTCATTCTTTTCGCTTATTTTCCTTTTCTATGTCAACCTTGATTATTACTTTTTTGTTCTTTTTCGGCTTTATCACCACTTATATGGGCAACCGTTTTCATTACGTGCTTCCACCCCGCACGTTACCGCCATATCATATGTTGGGCAAGATTTATAATCGCACTTGTCGCAATCGCAACAATGAAACGCAATCATATCTTCAACTTGCTTTTCTAAATCACGCACGTCGTAATACGATAAAGCTTTAGTGCTTGCACATTTACTAACAACCTTTATTGTATTTACCTCTAACGTGCCTTTTATTTTTCGTTTGTAGGCAGCACCAAACCTATCGCATACGGAATTATTAAAAGCCCTTAAATGTTCTTCAGCGTGTTCTAACTCGTCTTTTTCAAATTCTGTTAAAGCGTTGTTGCCCTTAAATTCGGATATAAGCTCGGTCAAAATCAATAAAATAATATGCCGGTCACGCTCGTCTTTGTTGAAATACTCTTTCATCGTTTCCACTCCTGCGTTATGCGGTCAATAAGTCCGCCGGGCATACAAACATGCTTAACAAATGTTTTGCTATCCGAAACCCATTTGCCATTTTCAAACCATTTAACATCGGCTTCATATTTAATTAAAGCATCTTTTATTTTTGACGCAAAATCATTGATAGCCCCATTGCGCAAATGAATGTTTTCCCATACAAGCTCACGAATAAACTGCAATGTTTCATCTACAACAGCGGTATTTTTTCCCGTTCGGATCTCGTCCAAAGCTTGAACAGTATCGTAGAATTTTTTCATATCACTCATCTTTGTCCGTCTCCTCTTCGTCTTCATCTTTATCTTCATCTTCGTCTTCGTCAAGCCAGCCAAGCGCATAAAACGCACGCATTTCTTCGTCAGTCAGACAACACATTTTCGTCACCCTCCACAATCTTGTCAATAGTTCCGTCGATAATTGCCTTTACAATATGGTCGCCCAAAAGATACGGGAAATCTATCGTTGTCCCCTCAGCCGTTACAGTTGAATACTGGGCAAACGTCTCTTTCCAATATTTGGTCAAGCGTTCTTTAACCGCTTTTATCGTCGCCTGTTCAATGTTTTTCTTGCACTCATTAACGGCAATCGCAACTTCAATCGCAGTCTTGCCCCTTTCTGTCAATGTAGCATAACCCTCATTTGCTAAATCACGCAACACTTTTGCTTCTTCAATGTTCATAATATCCTTCATTTTTTTTATTTCTCCTTGCCTTTCGGCTCTTTATGCTCTTATTATAACACCATATTTGGCGGTTGTCAAGCATTTTTTAATAATTTATAGAAAAATATTGAAAATTATAAATCAAATATCGAACCTTGACTTTTCACGTCGTTAAGCCATTTTTTGCCTTTTTCAAATATATGCTTATCTTTCTCGCAAGTTATAAAATGTCGATTGCTCTTTGCACAAGCAATGGCAAGAGAAAAGCTTCCCCCAAACGGATCCAAAATTACATCACCCTCTTTCGTGTAAAAATTCAATAGTTTATACCACAACTGCGTTGGCTTTTGCGTTGGATGAAAACGTAAATCGGGGTGTTTTTTGTCTTCTTGTAGCATCCCGTTATACATATAGTTAAAAACACGAGCAACACCTTGGCTACACCAAGCAAGTTCACAATCGGCGAAATCATTTCTGTCGCGTTTATGCGGCAAACGCTTATCCCACACAATCCAACTTTTAGTTGGGGGCAAAATGTCCGTGTAATAATTCCCGCCAAATATAATTTGGTTTGTCGAAGTGCTAAATATCAAATCGAAATATTCATTGGTGAGACGGTCACTGTCCCAATCTGCTACACCGACATAATCACGTTTCGCTGCTTTGGCATTTGATTTTTCAGGTTTATGTAAAGTAAATGTCATTTTACCGATGTCCAATCCATACGGGGGATCTGTAATACACCAATCGGCTTTTATGCCCGTTTTTTGCATTTCAAGTAGCAACTCTTTGTAATCACAATTATATGCTTTATCAATTTCAATCTCCATTCACCACCTCAATTGAATTATCTTCTTCCTCATGACAAACGTCCCAAAAGGCTTGTGTAATGCGCTGATATTCTGCAGCATAATCAAGCAACAGCTCCCAGTTTTCTTTAACAAACTGCGCTGTAATATATCGGCTTAATTCAGGGCGCCTTGACGAATAATAAGTTAATATTTTGTCCACCTCAGCCCCACCGTTTTTCCCAAAACAAGCATAGTCTATTTTGGAACACAAATCGTTCCCTTTGTCCAAAAGCTCAATGGCGCCTTCTTTTTCTTCCAAAAAACTTAATAAATCACTCTTCATTTTAATCTCCTTTTTTTGCTTTTTTAGTCCCCATAGGCAGCCCAACAACACTTGCTATTCTATCCAAGCGTTTTTGTATTGAATTGTCGTCAAGCTTATTATGGTTAATTATAGTTATGTTATCAGGGTTCTTAATCAAATTATGCCCCGCCCCCTTCGTTTGCAATCTGTTAATTACCGCTTTAGTATCGGACAGTCCACTTTCACTCGCAACAAAACCGCCCCCGATAAAACTGCTTTCAATAGACTTAAAAACCGTATCATATTTACTATCGGTTAGAAATTCAGCATAAGTATCTTCATCTATTTCGAGAAACGCGCATAACAACTGTTTGTTGGCGTTGAAAATTACGTATAGATTGATTTGGAACATCAATTCTTCAAACCAATAATTCCCCTCTAAATATTTTTCCGGGGACAATTCTCGTGCTTCAGCAGGGGTCATCATAAGAGTATGTCGCAAGTAGCTGTCTAAACGATAATAAACCTGTTGCGGTGTTAGCGTGGGCATTATTTCATTCTTACGTACTCTCTTTTTAGTTTTCTTTTCGTTACCCAGCTCATCCATACTAACGGAATAAATATCATCATCGGCTAAACGGCTAAAAACCGTCTTATCTAAAAAAGACAATGCCGCTTGCATCCGTTGTTGATAATTATGCGGCTCTAACGTTTCTGCGTTTACTGTTTTTTTCGTTGCCATTTTAATCTCCTTTTTTCTTTCTAACTCTATCGCATATCCCCTTACACTCTTTATAGGGACAAGTCAAACATTTATGCACGTTCATCTTGTCGGGGATCCACTCAAATTCTTCCGCTTTTGTCTCTGTAGTTATTGGTCGCGTGTTATAACGTTGATGTCTTGCCATAAATCACCTCTTGGTCTATCCATATAATAATCCATTTCGCAGTCATAATAGACATTAAACATTTTATCTATTGTATATCCAATGTTTTTTGCTTGTTCTTCTGTGCATTTTGGGTCTTGTAAAAGCGCGCGGAACTGCACTAAAACCGCTAATTGTCCCATGCTGTCACAATATTGCTTAAAAAATCGTTTAGTATATCCGTCGGTTTTGTCGGCTGGGTTAAAACATGTGACGTCTATTTCAAGTCCGCAGATAGTTTTGTTTATCCATTTTAATAAAGCAGTATATCTTTTTGCACGTAATACTAAATCTGCTTTAGCTTTGCGCCATTCTGCCTTAAACATCTCTGAATTTAGCGTTTCAAATTCGCGTGTTAAATTTTGTGTTATGTTATTCATATTAGAAAATATCATCAATTATAGCCGCTTCTTCGGCAATCTCTTCAAGTGTTTTATTTTTAGGATAAGCAACAAATTGGTCTTCACGCGTCTCCTCGCTTTTGTTCCGACGCTGTTCAAAAAACGTGTTGGATAAGGTGTTGAATTTCATACCAATGATACCGTTCCGTCGCCCTTTTGTTTTTAAGATCTCAATGCAAGCATTGCACTCGTCGGGGTTGTATCCATTTAATTCTATGACGTTCCGTAACGCTTTATATTCTTTTGTGTTAGGGTTTATCGTATCCATACGGATAATAGATAATATGTTTTTTGCGATATTTGTCAACGTACTTGTTCCTTTACAATCGAATATTTCCGGGCGACAAATGTTCCGTTCCGTCTTTTTTATATGCGACACTATTACAATATGCACTTTTCTGCTGATTGCAAATTGTCTTAAAGCAATGCATATATCTTTTAGGGCTTCATTCTCATTAAAATAATTGCCGCCTTCAAGATTGAACATATCAACATTATCCAATAAGAAAAACCGACAGTTTGCCTCTTTATAGGCGGCTTCTAACGCCCCCAGCAAGGCATTTTTGTCCGCTTCGATATTGTTGTTATAAATAAATAGGTGGTCACCAAAAAACTCTGTCGCTTTTATATATGCTTCGTGCTTTATTACAAAATCGCCAGCATTCGTTTTTTTGTTGTTAAGCATATATGGCATATAATCATAATTATTTTTGTCGTTCCCTAAATATTGTCTGTATAAACGGTCGCGCGCTTCGGCACCACCATCCTCGCCGGCGAAAAGGAACGTATTGTATCCTTGAGAAACCGCATCGATTATCATCGAAGAAGAAAAACATGTTTTACCGCTATTCGTCGGGGCTATTAACAATGTAATCCGATCCAACTGCAACCCATTAAGGCAATAATTAAGCTCATTATACCGAAGAATTATTCTGTCGTTTACCGTATTGCTTTCCGGCACCACATTTACGTTATAGTATTTTGCCTTATCTGTCATTGTTGGTTATACCTTGTCATTAAAATAAACATGAATTTCGTTGTCGTTAATAATCTCTGCTCGATAGCGCCCTTTGCCAGGCAAATCATTCACCCCACAATATCTTAAAAATGACGATAGCACAACAAGATTATGGTTACAACCATTAGTAGTCACAACTTTTACTGCCCCTATCTGTTCGGTTGAAGGAATTATAACAAGCTCGTTTTTCTCCAAATCATATCCTAAACACGCCCAAGTTGCAAATGGCACCTTTTTGCGAATAGCAGTGGGAATATATGCGGCACAACTCTCGCCATAATATTGTATTGACACATATTTACGCCAACCCGAACTTCTGTTTGTTTGCGGACAAAAATCTTTTTCCGTACTCCATTTCATATATCTTTCTCCTTTTTATCTGTCTTCAAATTCCGCATTCAAAAATGTCGCGAAATGCGGTATAAATTGTTGTTCTGTTTCGTGTTCTTCCCAATACTGCTTGCGAATAAGCACACGCCGGTATATCTCACGGCTAACCGCTTTTACTTCTTCGTCATTAAGATTACGAATTTTCCGCATATACATTTTCTTCGCGTTTTGCTTTGCAACCTTACGCGGATATGTTTGCCACAGTTTTTCAAAGCAAGCTCCAGCGCATTCGGCATAATTCGGGGCTTTTTTGCCTTTTACAACGGTTTTAAGATATTCGACGATTTCTTTTTCCTTTGTTTGCTTCCGTGTAAATTTGAGTGAATTTAGCCACTCTAAAACGGTTTGCCTGTCCATATGTCATACTCCCAAATCTGCAATTCGGTTCGTCCGTCCAACTCAAAAAAATACTTCCATATGTTTAGGACTTTATCCCAGTCCCCGTGGGCAAGTCCACAACCATATTTCGCCGGAATTCCTACTTGTATGCGATAGCCTGTCTTTTTCCACAACTTCCAGGCATAATCACGGACTTGATAAGCGCAAGCACACAACGCTTCATATTGCGTTTCTTGATTATACTGGGAAAAACAATTTGCGATAATCGGCGTGTCTTCGTCGATAAAAGAAAAAACCACCTTGCCCAACAGTTCTTTTTTATTGCGGTAAGTAGCACAGCCGTTTACATAATCGTCTTCGGCTTTCGGATATTTTCCAGCAATTTGTTTTGCAAGACCACCGCCCATAACACCATATTCATTAACTTGATGACAAATTATGTGGCAATCGCTTTTTAACAAATCTCCCTCATGGAAAGTTATCATTTTTTCTTACCTCGCTTTCCTTTGTGCTTATCACACAAACATTGTTTCACGACTTGTTTTTGAGTTATTCGAGCGGGGATCGGATGCCCACACTCTACGCATTCAATAAAGCATATTGTTGACAATCCATCATCTGTAATTCTTGTCGCAGATATGTTTTTTGCAATCTCTCTATCTACGTATGTAAATACACAACCGCACTTTCTGCAATAATATTGATGTCGTTCAAGTTTTCCTCGTTTTATTATCTCCATAGTTTTACTTCTCCAAAAACTTTGGGGGCATTGAGCCTGCTCGATAAATCACAACTTTGATTTTGAGATTGTGTTCGTCGATAAACATTTCAAGGTCATCAACATCAACACTTCCGTCTTCTACTAACAAGATTTTATATTCTTGCTTTTTTGCTTGTTTCTGCTTTTTCATTTTTTATACTCCTCATTTTTCCCGCGGATAAAATCTGTCTGTTCTTCCACAATCTCGTTCGCAAATTCATTTATAAACTTTACTTCCCCAAACCCGCCAAACGCGTCGGGGACAGATATTTTGTTAACGAAAACACGTTCCACCCCCGTCTTTTTATCGAGGCTTTTTTGAGTTTCTGCCCTCAAGCGTTTGTTCCCGATATGTGACCTCAAAAAGCGAACGGCGTCTTTGTTCTCTTTTGGGGTTTTGCAGTTAATCATTATTGTGTAATTCCCGCGATTTCTTTTATACGGATGGGTCGCGGTTAAATTCCAAATCAATTCTTGTCCTGGATAATCAATTATCATTTTCATACTCCTTTAATCTTCTTCGTATTCTTCCCACAATGTAATTCCTCTTTCACGACAAATCTCCTCAAGCATATCACTTTTTCTCGACAACCACCTTTCATATTTTTCTCTTTCGAGTATGTCTGCAATATCATAACCGCGCTCATACATTTCTTCGGCTTGACTGCCCAGCGTATTAAACATCGCATCATAATATTCCTCTTTGAGTTGTTCGTCGGTTAAGGTATCTGTCCACTTCTTTAGTTTTGCAAATTCTCTCTTATTCATCTCCAACTTCCTCTTGAAAACTTAGTCATTTCTCATACTCCTTTAATATTCTTCGTATGCGGAATTAAAACTTTCGGTTGAAAAATCGCTTTCGGTGCTTTGCTCGTACAAATCAATCTTATACTGACTATATAGTTTTTCAACCGCTTCGCGCAAAGTTAAATTGTTTTTCTTTGCATAACTTTTTACTTTCTTACTATCCTTTTCGCTTAGGTAACAAGTATAAGTTACCGTTGCTTCAACTTCGACTATAATCATTTTTCGTACTCCTTTAATAGTCCGTCAATAATAATTTGTCAATATCGCTAACTTCCACAAATTCTATAAGTCCCCACGCGGGCGAATTTGTCTTAATGGCGTACTTTTTCAAATGTTCCGCAAACGCTTTGACGGCGTTTTCCTTTTCGATTTCAAGCACATTTTTCATATTGCTTGCAAAGCGTTCGTTCACGGCTTTTAAGCGTTTATTTTCGGCTCTAATTTGGTCATAAGCTTTGCAAAACGCCACTCTGTTATCCACACGTTTCAACGCCTCGTTTTCTTTTTGTAATCGTTCGACTTCAAACTGTGCCGAACAGCATGCCATTTGCATGATAAGCAACTCATTCTCGCGTTCTTTTCTTTCCTCGTTGTTCGCTTTAATTTCTTCTTCACGTTCTTCGGGCGAAAGAATTACTGCATATTTGGGGACTTTTCGATAGCCTGCTTCGAAGAGGGCTTTCGCAGTCTTTTCCGAACCGTTTTTGTCACGCCTGCCGTGAATAAATGTTGCCATTTCTTCTATCTGCTGTTCTTTGTCCATAATCATATCTCCTCAACATACATCCATATATATTCTTTTGTGTATGTCTGCCGCCCTTTTAGGCAAGCGACAATATTTGACACTGGAATACACATCCGCTTTGCCGCTTCGCTAATGCTTTCAAAAGTCGCAACTTCCTGACCGTTAAATCTATTAAACATTTTCACTTTTCGTTTGCGGCGGTTGTTTGCTTTTTCGTATTGTGTCATGGCTTTTATTACTTTGCTTGCGTGTTCTACGTTTTCAAGGGGCGTACACCATTCAAGATTTTCAACTAAATTATTATGCGTGTCCCCATCTATATGATTTATATAAGGCTTGTTTTGGGGGTTTGGGATAAAGGCTTCTGCCACCAATCTATGAATGTATTTTCTCTTGCGTTTATTTCCGTTGTATAAGTCTACATACAAATATCCTTTCCCTGAATAATTTGAGGTCGGTTTTTTGCTGTATTGAGTTTGTTTGTTGTACACTTCGCCGTTATTTCCGATAAGGTAATTACTAAACTCGTTTATAGTTTTATATGCTATCATTTTACACCTCTTCAACAAACATATACGACTGCGGGGGACGGGTTAAAGGTTTACACATAACACCGCAACAACTATCCCAATCACCGAGAAAAAGACAATCTCTACAATGTATTTCGCTTGCATAATCGCATTTTCGTCCAAATTCGCTCAACTCTTTCGGTTTGTCGTAAATCTTTAAGTCGGAGATGTGCCAGCCGTAAATATTATTTTTATCTGACCTGCTCCCCACATAGTCTTGAAATTCTTTGAACGATAACGCTGTTTTTTGTAAAACGGTCGGTAAAATATCCGTCATATAATTTTCGGGGTTGCCGTTTGTATTGAAAAGCACTTCTACCTTATCGCAGATAAACTCGCCGATAACGTGTTGTTGCGCATATACGATTTCACCTACACTATTTTGATAAGCCCCCTCATAATCGCTCAACATCCACTTGTTTTTCGTTTTCGTGCAATAAATATAAGCCTTAAACGGTACTTCTTTCGGCGCGGACTTGCGCACAAGCATTTTACATTGCCCGTTTGTGATTTTCCCGCACAAATATGGTGAAACAGATGTCATTATGCTTTTCATTCTTTCACCTCTCTATCCCCAAACACGACATACCCGTCTTTCTGCCCGAAGTTTGTTATATAAGTAATGTAATACAATTTCTTCGATATTTTTTCGTCTACGATTGGGCTGTCAATACAAGTGTATTTTACCACATCACCAACTCGGAAATCGCGGTCATTTAATCGTATCTCGAAAGGTTTATCCCCGTGAAGTTTTGCATTCGCATATTCTGCTTTAATTTTAAGATAGTGCAGTTTCATTCTTCCACCTCACTTTTAAGCCAACGAAGCCACGCCTTATAACATAGTCCGTCACACTTCCTAAGAGTCCAATTTGCGCAATCCACCAAATTGGACAACCAACCCGTAAAATCTTCTATACCCATATCCTTTATCTTTTCAAAATTTGTCATTCTTCCACTCCTAACTCCAAGATTTCGTTTATCTTTTTTGCCTGCTCATAAGTAATGGACTTTTTTGCCATTAGTTTATGAAAAACTCGTATAGCAAAACACTGAGTTTTATACTCCCAAATCTTAGTGGCGGTTGCCTCTTCAAGCCTACGAATATTATAAACATGAGCAAAATTGAACCCATTTGTGTATTGAGTGTTGTTGACTACAACTCGTCCTTTCGGGGTAATTCTTTGTACAACCTCTAAGGACTTGCCCTCATTACTGCAAACAAACACCCTGCTCCCCTCTTTTAATTCTTTAAGCCAACTGTTGTTCATTCTTCCACCACCTGCTTACGATAAAGTTTTTTTAAGTTTTCTATTACTCGTTCTTTAATCATTATGTATTCTTGGTCGGTACAAGTCATTTCTACAAATTCCGCGCAAGTTTCACACTCAATCTGTTTTTTATGAAAAAGTTTACTGACTTCTTCCGCAGTCATTTTATCAAGTTCTTCTTTCGTTATCATTTTTCATACTCCTTATGCAACGTCCACGGTCGGCAAAGGCACATACCACTTAATTTCCCAGCGGTACGGGTCTGTCGAAGTGTTCTCGGTTTGCTCAATCACGTAACAAACATTGTTTGCAATGCTGAAATAGTGCATTTGGTACGAGTTGGCACCCGTTTTTATCAAAATCCCGATTTCTTGCTGTCCTTGATAATCGTTTGAATAGGTTGTTTGCACCGAAAAATAGCCCTCTACCGAATATAAAACCTTGTCCGAATACAGATTGACGAAAATCATCTTTCGGTAAACGTCAAAGTTATTTGCCTGCTTTTGGATATTATCCCGAACTGTCTTTGCTTTGCTACAACTCTCGGTCGCACAAGCGGACAACCCTAACAGCATTACACACATAATACATAAAATTATTGCTTTGAATTTTTTCATTCTACATCTCCTCTTGCAGGTATCACAACCTGCCAATTGTTTGTTTCGCCACATTTTGCCTTGATAATGAACGGTGATAGTTTATCCCCGAATTTCACTTCCGCATATTTGTTTGTTTTTTGTGCCGCTTTCAACGCTTTTATAAGCAAAGCGGGCTGAACGTAGATAGTGTATGTGTCGTTTTTATTGGCGTTTTCGATTACCTTTTCAATATTTACAAATTTGTCCTTTGGCTGAGTGAAACAATATCTCAACTTCCTGTATTCGACAGGCACTTCAACATATGTATCGCCGTTTATGACTTCCACGATAATATCCTGCGGACGACCTTTGCTCGGCTTAACCGTAATCGGCTTTATAAAGCACTCGAATTCTTCGTCTGTCGGGTTTAAGTTCGGGACGGTGACTTTTGCCGCCGAATATTCGTCGCACGAATACGCTGTTATTTCGTCCTTTTTTACCACGAGTTTTATGTAAGACAGCTCAGGATGATACATATCGTTACTCAAACTGTTCTTAACTCCGTCTATAAGCGTTGCGAACGCCGTGTCTGCAATTACTACTCTTTTCATTTTAATCACCTCAATATTTAATAAAATCTTTGCCGTAAAGGCGGTTTAACGTGTCTAATAATCGAACAATGAAATTTGCCCTTTTACACCGTTTAGCCAATTTGTGCCTGCAACATATTCAGCATGGTCAAGTTCAAATCCAATATAATCGCGTTTTAGGCGATAGGCGGCAACCGCCGTCGAGCAACTCCCCGCGAACGGGTCAAGTATCAAATCGCCTTCTTTGGTGTGTTGATTGATAATTTGCGACAAAAGATTTGTCGGTTTTTGGTTTTGGTGTATTTGTTGTTTTCCCCCCACTCTTGGGAAGTGCCATATATCCGCCAACCGCGGCATATTAGGTTGAAACGGGGCGCGCCCTTTATTTGCATAAATGATAAACTCATAACGCTTGCCATATTGTGCATCCAAATCGCCCGCGGTGTGATTTCCTTTATCCCATACGATAAGATTTTTTACCGTGAAAAATTTGTCTACCTCGGACTTAAAAAAATCCACCTTATCCGAGCCACAAAACATATAAAGCGGCGTATTGTCTTTCATTACGTCATACAATAGCGGCATAATGTCGATTATGAGTTGCGGGTTGTCGTCGTTTTGTATAGCCTTGCAAAACTTATGAGATTTGTCTTTCCTATATGAGGTTCTATAATTGATAAGATAAGGCGGGTCAGTGATTACACAATCAACGAAAACTTCACTTCGTATCATATTACGAATACCGTCAAGACAATCCATGTTGTAGATATGATTTCTTTCTATCTTCAATCCCTGCAATTCCCTCAAATCTTCTTTGGTTCGCTTTTCTGACATCCTCTCATTGCCTCCCACACAGCCTCTTCGTCCGAGCAAATCACAAACACGTCACCGTCCTTTTGCTGATATTTTTGATAATACCAACGCTTGACAAACCGCATATCCGCTATTGCTCGAACAGACAAAACCGTTCTCACTTTATCACCGTTTTTTACAACGACCTTGTATATGTATCGCTTACTCATCAATCTTTCCCGTAACTTTCTTGAATACTGCTTCGTCGTATTCAGGTAACGATTGCAAATATTCTTTCATTTCTTTCGGCATAAACGACCATGCGACTTCGTTCGGCACTCGTACTATTGCGGGGATATTCGTTTCATACCATTCAAGGTCACCTTTTAACTCTTCGGCATTATTAAATTTCGGATACCAATTGAACGAAAATATTTTGCGCAAAACCGCTTCATGCCTTGCCATTGTTGTTCTTTTATTAAACAATTTAAGCCTTGCGCCCTCTTGATTTTGACAAAAAATGCACCGGGAAACGGCTTTGCATTTTGTTACGCCAAAACTGCAATTCACACCGTTGCTGTAACTCACGCCGTTGCTCTCATTCACACCGCTGCTCTTATTCACGCCGTTGCTACCACGCACGCCGTTGCTCCGATTTACACCGCTGCTGACATGCACACCGTTGCTACCATTCACACCGTTGCTCTTATTCACACCGTTGCTACCATTCACACCGTTGCTGTAACTCACGCCGTCGCTCCAATTCACGCCGTCGCTCTCATCCACGCCAAAACTGCAATTCACACCGCTGCTGACATTCACACCGTTGCTACCATTCACACCGTTGCTGTAACTCACGCCGTTGCTCTCATTCACACCGCTGCTTTGTAAATCTTCTTGAATAAGACGGATAAATTCGTCAAAAGTATACGTTTTAATAATTTTCAAAGTTTTTGCTACGCTTTTCTTTCCGTCAGAACTATCAAGGCACGCGTCATACGCTTCCACTTTCGCAAAATTATTCCACTGTACACTTTCGTAAAAGTTAAAGCAATCTTGTGGCTTTTTAGAAAAATGCAACCCCCAACAACATTCAGCAATATTTCCGTCAACAGTGTGTATTGTGTCCAATACATTGCCTGTTTCATCGGCATAGCAATAATCACCATGCTTTGTTCCCCACTTGGGTGCAAATGCCTTATATCCGACCGCAAGCACAGGCTTGTTTTCAATGTCTTTTTCGGTTAATCTGTATGTCTTCATTTTTTTACTCCTTATCCTCAGGGGCTTCGTTGCCCCAGCAGTCCCAGCCTTCTGCATATTGCCGTGCAAACAGTTCTATCCGTGAAAAATCACCGCAAAATTCTATTATTTTATCTCGCACAATGTCTGGCTTTTTGCTGTGTTCCTCACGTACGCTTTCGATAATTTGAGAGACTTTGTTTGATACTTTTGGGGGCTTCCCTTTAACGCCTATTAAACAAACCTCTGCATTAGACTTGGTGTACCACCCTACCCCAAAGAAGTTTGAGCCATTTTTGTTTTTCTTTATCCATGTGAACCCTACTGTTTTATATTCAAAACCCCATGCTTTTATCGTATTCAACGCTTCTTGCATTTTGGGGAATGTTGCCCACATAAATAATATCGAATTTGGTTTAGCCAATTGTCCTATCGGCAAAGCTTCAATATCCTCTTGTTTCATCGTAGAATAGTGACTGTTCGCTGTGGCTTGGATATTTCCCATGTTGCGGTATGCCCACGGGGGATCTGCATAGATAATGTCATACTTTTTGTCTGTGTTAAAAATGTCTACTTTCATATTTATTTCTCCTTACATTATGCATTATATCATATTATCAAAACGTTGTCAAGTAAATTTAATGACATTTTAGATTTTTATTTGATATTTTGCAAAAGTAACAGCATCGCCATAACGGTTTTTAGTAGTAACGTTCTCATTTTCAATGATATACCCGTCCTTCCTAAGCAAATAAATATACGCCGACAAACGAGTACAGCCGTATTCCTTAATTGCTTCCCAACTTGTAATACTTCCAAAATCTTGTAAGTGTTTAAGAATTCTCTCTTTCTGTGTCATTGTTGTTTTCTCCTAAAAACTCTGAAAACCGTTCATAGGCTTTCTGCTTATTTTTGTTTTCTTTGCCTTTTATTTGGTAGGATAACGACTTGTCGAACCACGCCTTAATTTGTTTACGCGCATCTTCATATCCCTGTTTTTTGCCATCATAATATCCTCGTGCAGGCTTGTTTTCACTAATGCCTGTTTTTTCACCATCCTGCCCGCCGGTCGTGCGGTTATATGGGGAAAACCCATATTCTTTATGATATAGTGACAAAATATTTCGTTCCAACGTATCTAAATTTTCTCTACTACATTCTTTGTACCCCAACTTCCACCCGAAAGGGAATTTATTCTTATCGTAAAGCTTATGTTTTTTAAGAGACAAAGCGATGTGGTCATATTCTTGCAAATGTTGAACACAACGGTCGAGCATTTTTACGCTCTGCCCAACATAACAAAACTTGAACCCGTTTTCATCTATTCGATAGAACACATAAATTCCTGGTGTGTTAGGCAACCCCGGACAAACTTTTAATATCTCTTCCTTGTATCTTGCCTTTATAGCCATTATTTGCTTATAATTCATAGTTTCTCCTAAAAAGATAGGCTATGCAGAACTAAAAATCACGCACAGCCTTGTTGTCTTTTTTGTTTAATGTTTAGAACGGGAAATCGTCTTCCGTTACCGTCTTCTTTTCATCCACTGTTACTTTCGCCGTTGTTCTTTTCGTAGCCCCGCCGTCTTCGTTATAACGGTCAAGCAACTCGAACTCATACACTTCATAGTTGTAAAATGTCGAATTATTGTTAGCAAACTTTACCGTATGTTTTCCTTTTGTGACATGTATTCTATCGCAATCTTTAAGACCTAATGCTATTAACTTTTCATAGCGTTCGCCATTAAATAAAAGCTTACCGTGCCAATCCCTAACGAACTTGTCACCACGACGGCTTGAAGATGACGCATTAACAACAGCTATCTTGCTCCCGTTTACAATTTTTTCCTGCACCACACTATCCGTATCCTTCACGTTCCATACCGTGAAATTTCCATCAAACCAAAGTGCCATTTTGTTTTTTGCCTCCTACTTTAGCAATTTTTTTATTGTATATATCGGTAATAACCGTTAATACCTTTGTATTCCGAACCAATTGATAATATATTTTAGTTCCGTCTTTACGCACAAAACTTAAAATATCCACGCCTTCTGATACAGGCATACGTGTATCAAATTCCACTAATTCTTTAACTGTAAATTCAAAAGCTTTCAAATCTTTCCCTTGTATGTATTTGATTGCAAACTTGCTCACAGTCGCGTTTTCGGGCATTTTGCGCTTTTCAACAATAAAATCAGTTCGATTATGTTCCATAAGAAAGTTAAGTTTCTCGTTCATTTTTTCGGTTTCAATAACACGTTTTCGCAAAACCACAATCTCAGCTGCCATGTTCGCGTGATATTCATTATATGCTTTTTCTAAACGAACAAGCTTTAAGCCAGTATCGCCCAGAATTGCCACTAATTCATTATATGTTAACTTCTTCCCCATTTTTTAAGCCTCCCAATTTTTCAAACGTTCAAGATACTTGTCAAACTGACATTTAGGAGCCTTATCCAAATCAATGCAGTCGCATTCTACCGCAATGGCTTTCAATTCAGCATTGGTTATCCCTGTTTGTTTTTGGATAGCAAGGATCTGCTTTCTGCGAATGTCTTTCAAAGACGGTGCAGGGGCAGGTTCAGCTTTTTCGGCAGTTGTATACTTTGTTTTATCGTTTTCCCAATAAACATCCGCGCCAATACCCAAATATTTGCACGCATTTCCTAACGCATCGGTTATCGCCATTTTATACGCCTCGTCGCTCGCATTGAACGTCTTCTTGCTAACGACATAACTGACCATTCTATTCCCGCCAACACCTGTAATCGGCTTACCCCATTCGTCCCCAAATTTTACATACAAATCAATTTCGGCAAAAGCAAGACGTTCTCCGGTGCTAACTTCTTCTGTCCACAATCTTTTGATTTCATAGTACCACCCAAAGCCACACGCACCAAATTCGCTTGTAAGCATTTTTACGCGCCACATTGTGTTTATATCCGTCCCCTTAAAACGTCCATTATCAAACGCTTTTAGGGCGTCTGACGGTACGGCACGGAACTTGTTATACAATTCAAGATTTTTGTTGTCTGCCATTTTTTTATCCCTCACACAATTGTTATTTTATAATTTGTCGAATATTCTGCCCCCGGCACTTCTTTACCAGCTTTGAATGCTTTGTTTATGGCTGCCTTAGACAGCTTACGTTCTGTCACGCTTACAAAATACTCAGGGGGTATCAATGTTTCATCCACAACGTTGCAACGCTTTGTTTGTTTGACTTTCATTTCAATGTCTTCGTCTACAAAGCCTTGATTATCGGTCGCATATAAAAGCCATTTTTCCAACCCGTCAATTTGTTTTTTCAACGAAGTTTCTTTTGCTTCAATGCTTTTCCTTTTTTCCGTTGTATGGTCAAGTAGCGCCGTTAAGTTATCGACATACGCAATAACGCTTTTTATCTTTTCGTTTTTTTCTACTTGCAACGAATTAAGCCTTTCTTCCCAATTAAAAACTTCCCCAGTCTCAATGTCAATGCCATTCCCTTCAGCTTTTATTGTAGCATCCTCGTCAAGTAATCTTTCTATATCAGAATTGATTTCGTAAAGTTTTCTCATATTTCCACCTCTTCGTACAATTTCATTACACGTTCCAATTCCGCCTTTTGCTCTTCGGCTGTCTGCATATTTAAGTCGTATAAGAAATCGCGGTATTCATTTCGCGCTCGTTCAAGGATATCTTCTGCCTCATCCACAACACTTGCGAGCAAAACCATTCGCTCAAAGATATTTGTACGACGATTTTTTTCATCGTCTGCTGTACTCATAAGCCGACTACACAAATTATCATTTAATTGAGCATATCCGGCAGCTACAACAGACAAATGCGCTTGTGCTTTAAGAATATTATCAATCAGTCTATCACGCATAGTTTTCATTCATCGTCCTCCGGTTCATAGCCGCAAACAGGGCAAAAACGCTTATAATGTTTTTCTTCGACACAATCTTCTCCATATGGTTGTAATTCAGAAAAACTTTGATACTCAAACGCCGAACCGCATTCAGGGCATATATCGTCCTCTTCTAATTCGGCAATAAGTTTTTCTTTGTATTTTGCAATTGACTGGATAGCCCGATCCGGATGATTACGAATTTCATGTAATATATGGTCAAGACTTAATACAACATCAACCTTATCTTGGTCGTCACAATCGCCATATGCTTCCAACATGCTACAAAAGCAAACATCTGATAAATCTCTGTCTTTCATAATTTACTCCAATTTCATAATCACGATTTCGCCATTTCTTTCAACCGCCGCCAAAGTGTCGTTTACTGTAAACCCTACACTTTCTACAATTTTTTTAGGAAGTCTGACAATATAGCTTGCTGTCTTGACTTTCCCCGTATCCTTATCGACACGTATCTGTACCGTCATTTTCATAAGTTATCACGCTCCTTGTTTGTTTATGCCCCTATTATAACACCGATTTCGTACGAAGTCAAGCGTTTTCGTAACATTTTGCAAAAATTATTTTTTATTTTGCGAAAATTATTTTTCAAAAACCATCTTAAAACACTTGACAACCTCTTTTTTATGTGTTATAATAGCCACGAAATGTAGGGCTTCACCTACCGCGCAATATGTTTTGACCTAAAGTATTGCCATTTCCTAACTGCATATTTGGATGTCAAAGTTCTCGCATATGTTTCTGGGTCTCTCGAAAGAGAAAACATATCGGGGGCTTTTTCTTATACTTTGACATTAAATCGCGAAAGTTGTCCTGCGTTAAAAGGTACAACGGGTGGCTCTGAGTTCAAACACGTGAAGAGCAACTGCAAAGTGGGGTAAACGCTATGATACCACAATAATCTCGACGGCGGGCTTGGTGAACTGATTTTAGATAGGCAGTGGAGCGCAGGGCAGTTCTTGTGCGACGATACTGTGTGTAGCTGAAATGCTACACGTATGCGTGTTTGACAAGGGCTTGTTGGGTAGAAACTTCAACGACGGACGATGAAGACGTCTTTATTCTCTTGTGTGTACTTGTTCCTCTTTTGCAGGGATAGGTATGCACAAGAGCGTGAGTGAGTATGTTCTTAACTCTGAACGATGTACCATGTACTAATAAACTAAGTACAGAGTATATAGAGTATAAGATTACTACTAAGCATATCGGTAATATAACATGGAATACTCGTATAATTACGAATAAATAAGCAATAGAAGAAGAAATAGTTTACATATACTAAACAAATAGAGATAGTATACAAAGAAAAATAAAAAACACGTGTCCGAGGTAACAGATGGTAAGCAATGGACACAGATAGAAGTGAAACAGTTAGTTCGCTTATTAACTCTTAAAGACAGAGCTGCTTCATATGTTTTATTCATATTTATCCTTTACAAGAGGGGTGACCCGTTCAGTTTTCGATGATTTACTGGGCGGGTTGCTTCTTTTTTATTGGTAGAAAACCCACATATTGCGATAACAACAAATAAGCTTTCTTCCAAAGAAATGCGATCTCGCTCTTAAAAAGCTAAAAATTAGCAATAATTTCGTGAAATTTGCAAGTCCCGTAAACAATATCTATTCAGCATTGCGATATTAGTGCGAGATTTAAGCTGTGTTGCGTTTTATCGTTTCGGTAGGGTAAATTTACGTTTGATAAACAATTCCCGTTAAAATTGAAATTTTAAGGCAAAAAAAGACAGCCCAACTCGTGAGAGAAGAGCTGTCAAGCGTTAGACTATCCAAAACAGGTCGGCTTTTTCGCTACGGCAATCGAATATATCATAGAGGACACCATATTCGACCACGGTCAAATGCCCGTCCGTCCGGATAAGTATAACGTCTTCAGGGAAAAGTTTGCCCAAGTCTGCAACAGAAAGATTGGTCGCTACACGTTGCTTTAAGCCAAACACGTTGGTAAGCAAGTGATTGTAACAACACGCCGTAAGTTCGTCACACTCAAAGAGATCGGCAATCAGTTCAAGCTTATGTTTAATAAGATTGTAGTCTAATTTAGTGGCGCGACTAATTGCACGGCATACGCAATCGTTTTCAATATCGCCGACTGGGTTTGCGTTGTAAAAACGGTAGTCAATCATCGCAGCAGACAATTTCCTCGTAATAGATGGCAAGTTTCTCCCCGCCGTCCATGTCGATGTCTTTGTCTTCAAGCCATGCTTTTGCCATTTTAGCATAAAGGTCAAGGTTGCCGGCGCCAAATACTATTGAATAATCAGTGTATTGCATAAGCACGGCAGTATAGAAGTCTTCAAAGGTGTAATCTTTGCCGAAGTCTATACCAATGTCGCGAGCCTTGCGCTCAATGCTTTCTTTGGTAAAAAGAGGTTTGTCTTGTTCGGGGACTTCATGTAACAGTTCTTTTGCCCATTCCATTAAGTCGTCGTCGGACATGTATTCGTCTTCAAAGTCGCGTTTTGACCGATAGTCACGCGGATAACCGTAATCACGTTCACGCGGTTCACGCATGTCATCATATCGCGACATGTCGGAGCGGTAATTCCGGTCACGCATTTCCGTACGAGTACGTCTGTCATGTCTGCCGTCTATTGGATAATACATTTCGCCAGGGTATGCTCTATGGTCGGACACATAGCGTCCTGTTCTGCGAGAGCGATGTCTTCTGTCACGCATGTCACACCACCTTGTCGATATTAACAACTACCGACGTATACGTTGCCCCAATGCCCGTGTTGACAAACGAGATCGCTTTTGCAAGGGTCGAAGACATTCCGAGTATGCAAGTCTTATCAACCAAAACATACTCATCAATTACCATTGTGCGAAGTTCTGTGTTCGCCGTGGAAATGGTTTCGCTCGCGATTGCACCCGTTACAGGTTGTCCGTTGACAAACATTTGAGCCGTTGCAACACCTGCCGCGGTTCCCGACACAACAAACTTTGCAGTGATATGATAAATACCGTCGCCGTTGAGCGTTACTGCGTCGGAAGTTGTGGAAAAGTTAGGCAAGCCGTTGCAAGTCTTTTTGCAATATCTGCGATAAACAGACCCCAAGTCTATGGTTCCATCCGTAAGAGTGGTCTGTGTCGCATTGTTTCTTGTTCCAAGTATAAGCATAATGCCTCCTATTAGGATATTTTATTATCCTCTCGTGCCGATAATTAGTCGGACTTTATAGTGTTAAAGAACAGAGCCGCAAGTCCCGGTAGCGCCACAAGCTGTGTAGCAGCAGTTCGGATTAGGAACTACATACGCCGGCTGTGCTTGCGGACGGAGAGCCGATACGAGGTAAGTGTTCTGTGCTTCTTGGCTTGCTTTCAGACGGAGCGCGTTAATTTCGTTCTGCTGAGCGGCAATCTGTGCGTTCTTGTCTTCAATGCGATTTGCAACAATTTCGTCGTGAAGTGCGCGATAGTTTGCATTCTGACTATCAATCACATCACGGAAGCCCGTGCAAAGCGACTGCTGGATAGCGTTGGTCTGCATTGCAATCGCATACTGCGTGTCTTTTATTGCGCTCTGAGTTTTGCAACAACAGTCGGCAAGTTGAGAGCCTATGCCGTTTATAGCCGAACGAGTTTCATAGCCGCCGGCGGTAATTGCACTGGTAACACCCGCAAAGCCGTTGAGCATACCGGTGTTCATAGCATAGAAACCATCGCAAATGCCATTGTTTACATTGTCAAGTTTGCGCTCAATGCTGGCGAAGTCGCTCGTAAGAACATATCCATCCATTACGCCGCCGCCCTGGCTTCCACCGTAGCCATATCCGCCTCTGCCCCAACCAAAAATCAAAGCAAAGAGGATAATTGCCCCAAAAATGTTATCGTAATGGCTTTTTATCCATTACTTCTATAACTTATTGTTCGTTATAGTTCAGCATATCTTTTTAACTGTCAATAAACAGTTATCGAGGTCTCGTGGGCAGATTATATCTTTTCACTGCCTATGCGTTGCGCCTGACTATCTTTGATAGCCTTCGGGTCGGATTAGCATTCCAGCCTTCCCGTTCAATACCTCGATTATTCGATATAGGTCACCCTATAAAGTGGCAAGCGATTTACCATCCATCTCCGTTCATAAACCCACCGTTGCAATTGTTGCCTGTGGTTACGGTAGGAACATCACCTTCGATATACATAAAAGTATACCTCCTTATTAAAAATTAATTTTATACAAACGTGCTACGTTAGACGTCATTCGCAACACGGTCATATACGCTAAAATTTAGCCCCTCGCTGGCGTAACATATTCAGCAAGGGTTGTATGTCTACCCCGCTCTGTTTCGCGTATTGTAGCACAAAATTCTGCGGTGTCATTCCACTGCTCTTCATTTGATTAAGCATTGCCGCGTATTGTGGATTTTGCTGCGCCATTTGTTGAACACTTTGCTGGATATTTCCGCCGGAAAGGGCTTGCATAATAAACTGCATGGGATCCATATACTTACCTCCGAGTTAATACCTTTTGGATAATAACGATGTCTGTCTTAAGTTTTTCAACAGTGCGTTCTAATTCTTTTACTCGACCCAACAAATGTTTATCCACAGTTGGTTTTTCAGGCTTGTTTTGATTGTCCATTTGTGCCTCCGTTAAGTTTCGCAATGCACTCGGCAAGGCGTTTAATGTCTGCTTTGGTTGCATACTCGGATAAATCTTCTTTGCGTACATAGTTGGGCTTTGGTTCTTCGACTTCCGCATTTGCCGTAATCTCGTCAAACTTATATCGCTTAAAAACAGGACGTCCGAGTTGGTCAAGAGATTTGATGTACATTACATTTTTGTTTGGGTCAAAAGCCAAAACTTGTCCGCCAACAGGCACGATATACGCACTAACTTCTTCTTCTGTCGCATATTGCAAAATGGTTGGTTGTAATGAATATGCTGGCTGTTGAGGTTGCTGCATGGGTGCTTGTTGCGCCGGTTGCATTCGTTGGTATTGTTGTGGTTGATAAGTCATATATGGAGCTTGACCATAATTATTGTTCCACATTGTTTTTGTCCTCCTTGTCTACTAAAATACATACACACGAGCCGTAATCGTGAATAATGTTCTCTTTAGGGCAAATAATAAGTATCTTTGTTGCCAATTCCACCTTTATAAATTTGTCATCTGAAATTTTCATCACTGTTACTATATAACAATAAAAAAAGATTGTACACCCACAAAAAGCATACAATCTCTAAATTTAAGTGTTTAATTGTTCACGCATTCGTCGTTTTCGCATAGTAACGGATTTTTCGTTGATACATAGTTCGTCGGCAATTATGCTGTGCTTTGTCTTTTTTATAAAAAATGCGACGGCGAGTTCTTCATTTGTTTCGCTAAGTCGCAATTCATGACATCGTGTTCGTAGTTCGGTTTCGGTGCAAGTGTCTACATTAAAAGTCTTTTGTTGTTCAAGTTTTTGTTTTAGCTGTTTGTAGTGAACTTCATAGAAATCCGCATCGCGTTTTGTATTACCTATCCACCCTACAGCGTAGTTTATAGGAATGGCGGATACTAAACTGAGTGTAAACGGTAAAATCAAGCTTATCCCAAAGAATAACACAGAAGCAGTGATAACACGGCAAATCGAAGGCACAATATGGTGATACTGATGCGGGTATTGTTCTCTTATAAACCAATGGCAAAAGAAAAAGAATATCGCTTCAGCCCACTTATTGAAGATTGCCGCAGGTAGGAAAATAGCGACAACCGTAACGATTATCGCTAAAACCCAAGTCTTAATTATGTTCTTCTTCAACTCTGTCTACATCGGCAATCATATTGTCGATTGCATTAAGAATGGTAGCCCATTCTTTGCGAAGCGCACGCAAATCGTCACCTGTAAAGCGATTATGCCTTATTTTGTTCAACAGTTCAGAAGCCGTCTGCATTGCGATCCCCGCGTTTTCCCCGTACAACCAAGCACCAGGTATGCCCATTATTTCTTTTCCTCCCGTCTATAATTTAACAAGAAGTACAGTAAAACAAGAACAATGTAATAGTCAATCATAAGAATAAGCATAGTCGCAAAATTATAATTGGCTATCATAGTGTTTAAGTTTCTGACTTCTAATGTTATTGATTGAATAAGACTTGTTGTAGCAAAGCAGAATGCCGTTGCCCCAAGTTTTCCGCAAAACACAGCCGGTAGTATAATCATCATCGACATGTTTATTGCCGTGTACTGTTTCGGAATGAAACGTTGTGCTAAGAACAACAATATAATCGCCATTGCTACAATCAATAATTCTTTCGCGTTAAGGTAAAGTTTTTTACAACAAGCACAACAATAAAAGAAATATATGAAGAACGATAAGGCGCCACTCGCGGCGTAATATGCCCATGTATGCGTGCTTATATAGTTACCCACACGAAGTACGGCGGGTGACTGCGCTATACTCAAGAACCACGTTGTATCAATGGTTTTAGCCACATAAACAAGCAACAAAAGCGCACCACTTAGCACAACGCCCATAGTCCACAAATTGTTGAACTTTTTTACTTTCATTGTTTATTGTCCTCGTCCAAAATTGCGTTTATCTTTTCAATATCGCTGTCGACATTTTTGTTTACCTTTACCTTTTTATCCGGTTTTTCGGTTTTAGTAGTATCGTCGGGCTTAGTTGTGTCGGTTAATTCTTCAATCTTGTCCAACAATTCTTTGCCCTCGCCCTCTTCGTAAGGGTTCTCAATCTTAGTCTTAGTGAAACGTTCAAATACTGCATACAAAGATATTGCCGCCATACCCAATTTCAGCCCTGACATAAAATCGAACGGGACTTTAAGAAGCGCACAATTGTATATAGCCACGGCTACACAACCAAGAATGAACGGGATCGTAAGGATAAAACTGTTCCACAAATGGCGACGGTTATCATCGGTAATTTTGCTCGTTAATTTCTTAATTGGCATCTTAATTACTTCTGTAAGCCCAAAAATAACAACGGCAGATGCCCACCATATCAACGTTTCACGGCTTGCATCAGAAAGTGCTGCTAAAAACTGCATAAGTATTAAACCCCCTTTAAGAATTAAGAAGTTTTTCGAGTGCGGCAATGTCTGCGTCGTAGTGAAAGCTTTCCTCTACCTTCTTCGCGATTGTTGCTTGCACTTTATCTTCAAACGCTTTTTTTTCAGCCTCAGTATTGTTTTGTATCGTGATAAGCGCCCGTGAATGGCGATCTTCCTCTGCCGATATAGAAGCATCTCTTTTTGCGTCGAACTCTGCAAATTTAGGCATAATTACATCGTTCTGCACTCTTGCTATCTGTTCCATTATTTTGCTATCACGTTCAGCCTTAAGCTTAGCAACAGTTTCTGCTATAATTTCGTCACGCATTGGTCGTTCCTCCAGTAAGTTCGTTGATAAGTGCTTCCGTATCGTCGCTGGTTTCTACGGGGGTAATTCCGTTGTCCGTGGTAATATCCGGGACTTCGATTTCGGTTTCTTCTACATACAGCTTTCTGTCGGAAACATATTTTTCACGGCGGTCAGCGTATTTCTGTTCAATTGCCGCGATTTCTTTGGCTTTTGCGTCGTCAATTCCACCGATGATTTTGTCAAACAGCGCAACGACTTCTTCATAGCCTTCTTTCGCTTTTTCTTGTTTTATAAACATAAAAGTGTTCCTCCACTTGTTTTTGTACCTATATACTTAATTAGGCTTTGTCCACCAAAAATAGTTCCTGCAACCGCAGCTGCCAACAAAAGAATAACCACAATTGCAACAATTATCTTAATAGCATTATTTTTTATCGAATTGCACACATCGCCTACGATATCAATAACGCCACTCAGTAATGCACCACAAATAGTTATAGGCAACTTTATAATTTGTATAAGTATGAATATTAAGCTTGCGGGATAGAGCCAAAATTTCATTACGCTCATTGTCTTTTTCGTCGTAATTCCCGCGCACTTTAAGATATCTTTGTTGGCTTCATAGTATGCCTCGGCTTTATCCGCCTCTTTTGCCATTTGCTCAACTTCGGCTTGCAAGCGGTTTTTTTGTTTTGCAAGCTCAGCAATTTCTCGTTCGCTCTCTTGCTTGACTTTTTGAACTTCTTTGGCGATTTTTGCGGTTTCGGCTTCGACCCTTTTTGCCATAGCATCGTTTTTTAACTCTTCCGTCTTTTCAGAAACGAGTGTATCTACGGTGCCGTCGCGCTTTAATGCCTCTTTTGTGGATAAAAGGTCAATTGTCGCCTTAACATCATCGGTTTTTCGTGCATTTTGCTCAATTACCGCGCCCACAATATCAGGCTGTTTCGGCACAGGGACTGCATTTTTCGCCTCGGCAAGCTGTTTATCTAACTCTGCCAATTCTTTTTCGTCCATAGTTTTCACCACCATTGTATAGTATTTTTTTCTTTTTGTCAACAGTTTTCGCAATTTTTTGCATAAAACTTATTTCCTAAGCTTGTTGCAGTTTGTTCAAACCATATTTCGTCATATATCGGTTGATTGCCGTCTTTGAACTTAAACTTTTCGTCAGCGAAATACCATACCCCAAAAATATAAGTATAAAACGCTAAAAAAGCACCAATATATTTGATTATACGCGGTTCTACGCCTAAACAAAGTATAGAAAGTGAAGTTAAAGCCAAAACTATTAGACAGCCGTTATAGATTAAATCCTTATATGACTTGCTTTCGTACATCCAATAGCGCGTTGCGGATGGCAAACACACAAATAATGGCATAAAAATTCCAAATATAAGGTTTTGAAAGCAATGTCCGTGTTCGTGGCAAAGCGTGTCTAACGACGGGTTAGGCGAAGTTATGAACATAGCGCCGAGTGAAACACCACCCCAATTTTTGTTGCCTGTCTCAAAATAATAGGTCAACCCAAACTTTTTAGGCTTACACCCTTTGAAAAAAAGGACAAGAGTGGCAACAAGACCTACAAGTGTCATTGGCAAGCCCCAAGTAAGAGAACCAAACCAATAAAAGAATTTTTTCATAACTCACTCCTTTATATTTCTGTAACAGTATCTGTCCAACTCTCTGTCGCCAACGAAGTATAAGTAGACAAAGTATCGGAACTTGCACTATATAGTTTAATCCCAAAGTTACCAGTTGTAGTATCAGTTGAAACTGAAATTATCTCCCCAATAATAGAGGTCTTATCTTGACTGTATGAATATCCGTTAACCATTGTTGTCGAAGTAAAATCAGAAACCGTTAACTCCGTTGAATTACTGTTGTTTATCGTAAATTCAAACCAATAAGTTCCTCTGTCGGGTCGTGGGGTTGTATAGTACCCAGTTACATAATGTCTATATAGTCCACCACCAGAAGAAGCTGTTTTCTTTGTGTATACCCAAGCTTTTGAAGTCAACAAAACAACTGAATAAGTGGTTTTACCAGTTGTTACTTCATAGAGCCTTCCAGCTGATGTATCTTGTACCAACGGCATTATGGTCACTTGGTTAACGCCAGTAGTCGCTTTCAAAAAAGACATTTTAGCACTTGTAATGTACGAATAATATCGAGCGGCAAGGGTTCCTTGTGTTGTGGTTTGGACGTCCCCTATGTCTATGACCGGATATATCTCATTAGTATTTACCGCCAGCGTTTTCCCGGAAGCTGAAAAAGTTAATCCTGTACTGATTGTCAATAGTCCGGTAGTTGTTGTGGCTGAACCTGCTTGTTTTATCCCAGTTACTGCCGATATAAGTGCCGTATACGCTTTACTTGTAAACGCTTTTGTTGAAAGCGTAATTGTCACCACATATATAATGTTGTTGACATTAGTAGAATATACTAATTGGGTGGGACTTAACTGTGTTAAAGTATATATACGTCCATCATATTCAAGTTTATTAAAAGGAGATACTTGCAGTTTCGCCAACTGTTCATCGGTGATAGGTGAACTCGTAATTGTTACAATTTCACCACCGCTTCCGCCGCTCTCACTTTTCTTCGCATACGTTTCAACAATGTCGTTTCCCTCACCGTCGTACTTAGCGCAAAGGTCAAGGTCAACCACAGTAGTTTCATCTTGTCGTATTTGCGGTTTGTACTTTGCCATTTATTATATCTCCTTGAAGAAAAGTCCACCGATTGCAAGGTTAGTTGTCGGAGTATTTGTTCCTGTTTTATCCCCGACTTCTATAAGTTGCGCACCAGCGGTGACAAGCCCTTTTGCGTTTACGCTAACCGCAGAATAAGTCCCCGCCGTTACACCGGAAGCGGCAAGCGTTACAGCAATTTCTTTGTTAGCAGTGCCATCAAAAGTGGTTTCCCCCGTTGCATCCCCGGTCAGGGAAATCTTGCGTGCGGTTTCTAATTGTTTCGCTTTGCCCGCAACAGTAGTACCGTTGGTAATTTTAGCGATATTGTCGGTATTGGTTTTTACTGCGGAATATACGCCGCCTGAAGTTACCGGGTTGGTACTGTTAGCTGTTGGAACTTCATCGAACGTAAGTTTGTCTTGCTTTCCGTTCCACGTGGTTTTTTCCGTATCGGTAACCACACGATGCGTTGTATCTTGACTGGCATCTGAAAGCTTGCCACTTGTCGCTATGGTTGCAAGATCGCTGGTTTTAGTATAATTTGCTAACTTAGTATCTACTTGGTTAAGAACATTTGTTTGTAACTCGGTAAGGTCATTGTAGGTAGGGAAATTAGATAAGTCTAATTTTTGCTCACCGAGTTTTTCCCACTTGTTATCTATGTATATATATTCGATATATAGGTTTTGTTGTTCTTGCTCATTCGGGTTTTGCGTTGCCAAAACAAGATATACCGTGGTCGGAGATATGTCTGTCGTAGGAAGAGCATCTACAACTTGAATTGCGAATTTCGGGATAGCACTGATATTGTTATTGATTGTAGTTATCTTCCCGTCAATATCAGTTTTATTATAATAAGTAGTTCCCATTTCAGTCTTATTATAATAGTTGGTCAAATCATTGACAGTTTTTGTAATAAAGTCAGTAACATCCGGAATTTCCGTTTTGTCGGCTTTTAAATCCAAAGCAGTCTGCGTAGCGGTCGATATTGGTTTCTCGGCATCCGAAGTGTTTTCGACTTTACCTAAGCCAACATTCGCTTTGGTGATATTTACTTGTCCAAGTCTGTAAGCGGTTTCTGCCTCACCTTTTACGCCAGTAACAACGCCGCCGCCCGTGATTGCAGCAATATTATTGTTTAATTCTTCAAGCGCACTTTTTACATCAGTTGCTTGGATACCTGTCGCCGCAACCTTTACAATATCTGCATCGGTTTCAGGGTGTAAAGTAAGTGCTTCGCCCGAAGCCTGTTTCTGCTGAATAACATACTTTTTAGTAGCCATTAATTTATCTCCTTAAAAATATAATCTTTTTCGCCCCAGTCCGTAGGCGTAGTTTGTACTGTTTGTATTTTCGTATTTACTCTGTCCTCAACGTCATCTTTCGTAGCAATTTTCAACGTTTGGAATAAATAACTTTCGTCAATCGCAATTGCACCTTGATTGTCTTCCTTTATACCTTTACCCAATTTCAGGATCGGGGCAACGTCAAGTTGTATCCCAAAGTTTTTCCCAAACATACGTTCAAAATTAAGAGTATGGTTGTCAAGCGTAACGTTTGTAATGCTCATTGTCAGCAGAGCGGACAAATTTTCTTTTTGAGCAGGGTCTATTTCAATAGGACTTGCGGGGTCTTTCGCTTCCATAAACGAAAAAGTCTCGCTTTCCGAATTTTTGATAGTCCCGTCAGTGCGGATAAAGGAAAAACTGATATTTACGCAACGATAGCGGCTGATATTACCACGAATAGTATAAACGTTTTTATCCATAGCAACATTGTCGATTATTTCACCAAAACCGTTGGCAATAATCATCGTGCAACCGCTGTCTTTTTCAATTTTAGGACGGACGATTTCTATCTGTTCATACAAATCATCATATTGACGTCCCAAAACATAGTTATCAGCTTCAAGTGTATAACGGTCATAGCCCGTATCTTTTATATATATTACAGTCATAATGACCTCCAATAGTATTTTAGCCTACATTTTCATCGTTGTCAAGTATTTCCGTCGAAATAATGGCAAAAAGTGACGAATTTACTATATATTCTGGAGCAATTTTTATTTGCGGTGCTGCACCGGCGCCACAAGCCCACTCAGAATTGTTCTTTTTGTTTAGTATATACCATCCGACTTCACCCAAAAATTTGTAACGCCATTCTATCTGCATGCTTACGAACAAAACACCATCGCGGTATTCTATGTAGTCACCGTTCGGGGCTGTATATATCGGAATAGGTGAATTGACAAAATCAAGAATGTTTAACGTGCTGTTCAGTAAATATTGTTTCATGCGTCCACCTCACCTATACAAAAAGCAAACGCTACTCTTAAAAAATATGTAGCAGTTAACCTTAAACACGTCGCTGTTTTAGAACTATATAAAAAATCACTGGATACACCATTAACAAGTTTATTGGAACAAGAACGTGTCCACCAGTTTACTGTTATATTTTCACTATCATAAAGGATCTTGTTCCCTTCTGCCTTGAAATATTCATACGGTGTTCCCTCTACCCCGAAAGCATAATCAGTTGTGTATCCCAATTCAGCAGCTGATAAAAGGAATAGTTTATCTTGGCTTATATGCGAGGCATTTGCTCTATCATAAAATACCTTTTCTACAAGTTTTACTTTTCCACGCAATTCTTCAGGCAATTTTTGAAAGACGGAGGAAGACGTATCACCGTTAAGAGTTTCATGCATAGAACAGGTGTTCCATACCCCACCAGTTGGTTGAATTGTGCTATTCATTCTATACAAGGTGGCAAGAGGCGTTTTTATAAAGAATGTTATGCCCGCTTTCTTCGTGTCGCTTATTTTATCGTGGTTGAACCCGATTATAACAGCAGTGAGTTTTTCGCCCGTGCTTAACTCTATCTCTTTTTTGTCACCGATAGAAAACACGTTTTGTGCTTGCCCGCTGTTGGCGATGCTTTCAATCGTTTCCCACGACATGTATTTCAATCCACGGTTGCCGCTTGTGATTTCCTGCAATTCTAACTTTTGGTGAGGATATCCGTCATATATCAAATCCGTTCCCGTAACACGCCACAAATACGGATTGCCGTCGGCATAGTTATATATACTGTCCCCAAATGAATTGCGGTCAAGCCGAACAACATCGCCGATATGAATGATTTCGCCTTCGCTCGCTTGTTTTGCAATTGTCCCATCTGTATATTTTAGCTGGTCTAAGGTGATTTCAGTAGTACAAGTACTAACGCCATTTGCATAATCTGAAAGAATAGAATTTGATAATCTATCAACAACAGACCCAATTTTGTCATAAGACACATAATGGGATGTGATAGATAAGATATATCCATTTGTAGCATTTCCACTGGTTATAGTAACTTCGTCTATCCCACGATCGTAGTTTCTTTTCCCGTAATATTTAATCCCCACCGTTAAATTATTAAGTGATGTTCCAGTGCCTAAAGTCTTGTATATTCCTGTTTCTGGGTCAAATGAATAAAGTGACCATAAACTTTCTCCATCATCCCCATATAATGCGTTTAATTGAGCCGTAGAAAGAGACACATTATTTTTACTTTCGGCTTGGTTATCAATATATGTCGAAGCAAAAAAAGCTTTATCTTGCAAAAGTTGATTGCCTTCAATTGTTGTTGTCCCGGTACTTCCAAAGGTCGCAATAGCGTCGTCAAAAGCAATTGTTGTTTTCGTCCCACGCAGTTTAATTTCAATGTTTAATGGAGAAACGTTTTCACAAAAGCCAGCCCAATCAGCAGGACAATTATACTTGACCTCACCCACGGTTGTACTCTCGCCCCATAACCCACAAGAATATAAAACATATTTAGTATATCCTACGGGGAGGATTAGATTATTTACGTAGTAGAAATCATCGTCTTCTGTTATTGTATAAGCTGGTGAATTGTCGGTGTTCCCAGCAATATTTGAATAGTTAAAAGATAGTTCTACTTTTTGTGAATAATGGTTTACTATTACTTCGTTTTGGACATAGTTGTTTGTAACAGTCTCTGAAAAACTTTCTCCAATAGAAAGACGCTCAGTTGTATATGTCGTATATAATCTGTTTACATCTGTTTTACTAAGAGCATTATGCGAAACATTAGAAGCCGTACAATACCCACGTCCTCGTGAGCATTCTACAACAAAAGAAATATAAGGTGTTTCTGTAGCATCAACTCCAGCGGGGACATTATTTATTTTGGTCAAATTGTTGTCAAATAATTTAGGAAACTTAAAAGAAAAGCTCACATATGACATTGTAACAAACATCTTTGTGCCATAATAAACATGATACAAGTAAGAACCATAGATTGTTTCGTTCTCATTTTTTGCTTCTGCGATTTTGTCATAATTGGTTATTCCTGGAAATAATGCTGTTCTATAGGTAAAAACATCTGTATCACTATATTTGTTAATATTCACTAAATTTGAATGTAGTGATACTCCTAACTGTTTATTTTTCAATAAAACATCTCTAATCGGGAATGTATTTTGATTTGTCGGCAATATTGCAATAGCCTTTTCACTTTTTGCCTTTGCTGGGCGGGCATTGAAAAAGCGTATGTTTTTAGGATAAACACCACCGCTTTCGTTAGTCTCGGAATAGTTCAACTGCGCAACGGTGCATATTTTATCTACCGTAGAACGTAAATTGTCTGCTGCAAGATAATCGTACGGAATTATTATGCGTTGCAAATATTGCTTTACCGTCATATCCTTTATTACAGCACCCATATTAACACTGATAGTACGACTGCACATAGCATCAACATCGGCTTGCATAACGGTGTTTGATTTATCCCACTTTAAAGTGGTTATTAAAACATAACTTAATATTTCATACAAGTTAGGTTTTATGGCGTCGTCAGCACGCAAAGAATAATCACGCCCTGCAAACTGTATTTTATCCCAGTTGCTAATATTATCTACAAGCGAAACAAAGAGTTCGCCCGAATTTTCTTCGTAATCACTGTCGCTTGTTTTGAAAACGCCTTGCAGTTTGTCGTTGTAATACGTTTTAATAGTGGTATCACTTAAATCAAAAGTACCGTCGATGACTTTATCTACAATCTCACGTTGTGTGTCATCGATTTTCATACTGCCTGTTTTCGGCACTCCGCCATAGAATATTTCTTTGGGAGCATGCGTGGATTGCGTTGTAGTTGTCTGTTCGGTCAGCCCATTATATGTATCGACGGTGTATTCTGTGCCGTCGGTTTTGCGCAATGTCGTTTTATACATTAGTTAGCCTCCCAGATCGGGTAGAGGGTAATATTCGCCGAAACGGTAATCAATGCGTCTTTATAGTACTTCTTAGTAGTAGCTGTTTCCGCGGTAGTAGTTGCCCAATGCGAAATGTGATATCCCACTTTGGTGTATATGTCATCTTTCAATTGTATTGAATAAAGGTAATCTTTCACTTGGATGACATCCCCCGAAGTATTTGAAGCCACCGTAATGCCAGCCTTGTTAGACTTGTTAAAAGTGCCGCCATTCGCCTTTAATGTTACGGTGTATTTTTTATCGGTCTTATCCCTATTCGTCGCCACAAGTTCAATTTTCGTGTTTAAGGTGCCAATATACGCAGTATTGAACAAATACAACGTATCAAGTGATTTAGTAGTCAATGCCATTTCTTCATCCTCTACCCATTCACATAATTCGCTGTTGTAAAATGTCACATAGCAAACACGCTCACGGCTAATAGCCATAAGTGCTTTGTAATCTGCAACATTCATATACTTAAACGAAACAGCCACGCGGTCTACAAAAGAGAATTTTGCCGTATCGATATTCGATAATGCAAAAGAAGTGCTTCGCGTTAATTCTGCGCCCCACGTCGGCTCACTCCACCCGATATTGCCTTCACGTGCTACGCGAGTAAATGGATAACGATAATAGCCAGCACCAGTTATAAATAAAGTGCCAGCCCCATAAGTCTTTCCGTTTTCGGTGCGTGAAGTGTCAATTTTATTGTTTCTATCGACGAATAATTCCATAGTTTATCTCCAACCTAATTGCGGGTTAGTACGACGTACGCCCTCACGGAAGCCTTCGCTTTCTACGACTGCTCTGCCAACATCGTTTGCGTTAAGTGTAAGTTTTGCCTTATCCAACTCACCACGTGCAGCACCGTAACGGACAAGTGCATTGTACATTGCCTCTGTGAACTGTTCAATGTTGGTAACA